CAGTCACTAGGAGGCTAATCTCTCAACTTTAAAACGTAAAAAACCAATAAAAATATGAGGCGATTAAACAGTATTCAAAACTTAGATGATATGCTTACGGGAGTATATTATGATGAGTCAAAAGGAGCATTTCATGTGTGCTCAAGAACCAAGGTAGTTGAAAATAAAAATTATGTAATGGTATGTGGCACACATCCAAACATAGCAGACTCTTTTGTTAGATGGGCATCTAAACTAAATAATTTATCTAATCAACCTGACAAGCCAATTGATTTCGTTGGAGAAAAGCCGGATATATTTAAGATTGACTGCGATTGGCAATTGTTTAAATCAGTTTATCTATCAATAACTATCAAATGAATTCAGAACAGATTTTGAAATCGGTTAATGAAGAATTTGAAATAGCTAGTCCTACATGGGTGCCCTCTGAATTTAGAATCTTCATATTTTATATGATGAAACACGGCAGGCATGTGTATAACGATACATGGATTAAAAGTGATGATGTTTCAGAGCTGATTATAAACAAAAAAATACGATGTGAGGGTGAACACTTCCATCAAGGGGAAAAATGCATTAGGTACAGCTTTATAGGGTTTAAATACCCAACTAAATATTACCGATGCATACCAAGAGAAATGAGAGACTTAATACTGGACAGAGATAACAATTCTTGCGTAAAATGCAACGCCTATTATAAGCTTTCAATTGATCATATTTTCCCATGGTCGCAGGGTGGATGGACAGAAATATCCAATCTACAAGTGCTCTGCAGAAAATGTAATTCAGAAAAAAGTAATAAATATTAACGCAATGAGTAAGGAACTTCCATTTTTTAAATTTTACCCAAGCGAATGGTTGATAGGTAAAATTTCGTTCCAACCACTAGAGATCCAAGGGGCATTCACTCAGTGTGTTTGTATGTATTGGCAAAACAACTGCACCTTAAGAGCAAGTGATGTTGACTTCAGAATAGGTCAAGACAACTTGAAAAAACTTATTGATTTAGGCTTTGTATCTGAAGATGAAAACGGTTTAAATATTAAGTTTTTAAACGAACAGTTCTCTGATTTTGAAGGAGTTAGAAAGATTAGAGCTGAAGCAGGTGCTAAGGGTGGTAAAGCAAGTGCTAAGCAAACCGAAGCAAATGCTAAGCAAAATGAAGCAGAGAAGAGAAGAGATAGAGAAGATAAAGAGAAAGAAAAGAAAAGAGAAGAAGAGATAAAAGCGCCAGCGCTGTCTGATGTCCTCTCTTATTTTAAAGAAAAGGGTTATAAAGCGGATATTGCTGAAAAGGCATTTAATTTTTACAACGGAAATAACTGGATTGACGGTAAAGGCAATAAAGTACGGAACTGGAAAATGAAGATGCAGTCAGTTTGGTTTAAAGAAGAAAACAAAACAAGACCAGAATTTTACGCAAGTGGTATACCTAGCAAATTTGTACCATGAGAGATAAATTTTCCGACCTGGGCATTGAATTAAAAAGCATAAAAGAGAATGGAAAAACCATTTGCCCGAAGTGCTCTCATGATAGAAAAAAGAAAACAGATCCTTGCTTATCAGTTGACGTAACCAAAGGAGCTTACAATTGTCATAACTGCGGTTGGTCCGGTTATGTTGGAGAACGAGAAACAACTGAAAAGGAATACTCAAAACCTGCATTCAATAACAGAACTGAGCTTAGTGAGAATATTGTTAATTGGTTTTTTAAAAGAGGTATATCTCAACAGACACTTATAGATTTCAAAGTTACCGAAAGTTCAGAGTGGATGCCTCAGACTAGTAAAAATGAAAATTGCATAAATTTTAATTATTTCAGATCTGGTGAATTGGTTAATATCAAATACCGGGATGGCGCTAAGAGATTTAAGCTATTTAAAGATGCTGAATTAATCATGTACAACATTGATTCTATATTTGATTCTAAGTCGTGCATAATTTGCGAAGGAGAGATTGATGCAATGTCATGGCATGAAGCTGGATTCAAAAATGTAGTTAGTGTTCCAAATGGCGCAAGCAAAAATCAAAAGATGCAGTATCTAGATAATTGCTGGAAGTACTTTGAGGATAAAGAGAAATTTTACTTATCAACTGACAACGATGAACCAGGCATTAGGCTTAAGGATGAACTTATAAGAAGATTTGGAGCTGAAAGATGTTTTAGAATTGATTTAAATGGATTCAAAGACGCTAATGAAGCATTAACAGAAGCAGATCAAGGGTCGTTATTTTTAGTTGAATGTTTTAATAAAGCTAAAGAGATTCCAATTGAAGGTGTTTTTTCAATAATGGATATTGAGGATGATCTGGATAACATTTATCTAAATGGACTTCCGATAGGAGATAAAACAGGAGATGAGCAGTTAGATGATCATATTGGATTTATGCCTGGGGAACTGACTGTAGTAACAGGTATTCCGGGTCATGGTAAGTCAATTTTCCTTGATCAAATTAGTATTGGCCTTGCTAAAAATGCTGAATGGAGATTTGCAATATGTTCACCTGAAAGTTATCCTTTAGCTTTCTATTACTCAAGACTTATAAAACGAATTGTAGGTAAAAAGTTCAGTCACGTCAACATTGATAGAAGCGACTATACTGAAGTTAAGAACTGGATTAAGGACAGGTACGATATAATCTTACCAGATGAAGGATTTAGTCTGGATGTGATTTTAGATAAAGCTAGATCGCTTGTTTTAAGGAAGGGGATAAAAGGATTGATTATAGATCCATGGAACAGAATTGAGGCTAATTTACCTCCAAATTACAACGAAGGTAAGTTTGTAAATGAGCAGCTAACAAAACTTATAAAATTTGCTCAAAAAACTGGTGTCCATGTGTTCCTGGTTGCGCACCCTACCAAAATGCAAAAAGAGAAGGATGGATTTAATTATGCAGTTCCAAATCTCTATAACATTTCAGGATCTGCAAACTTCTTCAATATGACTCAAAACGGTATGACAGTATACCGTAACTACGTGGAAGGAACTACTGAAGTTCATATCCAAAAAGTTAAATGGGAACATTTAGGTAAGCTTGGAATGTGTAGATATGTTTACCAGCTTGATAACGCAAGATTTGTTAGGGAAGGCGCTGAAGATTCAACCAACTGGATAAAACAGATAAGGCAGTCAGCTATCACTCCAAACTATCAATTTGATTACCCAACACCATTAACCATAAGGGCTGATGTAACAGAAGATGAACCTCCATTTTGATCAATATGAAAACATTTGAATTAAGAGATTATCAAAGTGAACTTGCTGATAAGTCAGTCGCTATACTACAGGATTATAAAATTGTTTGTCTTGCTGCAGAAGTAAGATCCGGGAAAACATTAATCAGTTTAGAAACAGCTAACCGATACAAAGCCAATCATGTTTTATTCATTACGAAACTGAAAGCTATCAGTAGTATTGAATCTGATTACGAATTGTTAAGCCCTGGTTTTAAACTCCAGGTTGTCAATTACGAATCGCTTCATAAAATTACTGAACTAGACTTTGATTTCGTAGTGGTTGATGAATGCCATAAGCTAGGAGCATTCCCTAAGCCAGGAACCCAGCAAAAACTAATCAAACAACTGATAAAAGATAAACCGTGTATTTTTATGAGTGGAACATTTACACCGGAATCATATAGCCAAATTTATCACATACTATCAGTTTCTGAAAATAGCCCTTTCGCTGAATACACATCGTTTTACAAATGGGCTAAAGACTTCGTTACCCTTAAACATAAATTCCTATACGGAAGGCAGATAAACGACTACTCATGTGCTTTGAAGGAATCGATCGACGAAAAAACAAAGCATCTGTTTTTATCACTTACCCAGGTGGAAGCCGGTTTCAATCAGGAAATAACAGAGAAAATATTTGAGGTACAAATGAAACCAGAAACTTATGATCTTGCAAAGCGATTAAAAAGAGATAAAGTTCTTATCGGTAAAACAGGGACCCTCCTTGCTGATACTGCAGTCAATATGATGAATAAACTCCATCAGTTATACTCAGGAACAATTAAGTTAGAGGAAGGTAATGCAATAACAATTGATGAAAGTAAAGCTGAATTTATCCGTGATAACTTTGGATCTAATAAGATAGCGATACTTTACAAATTTGTTGAGGAAGGTAATTTGTTAAGGGCTATGTTTAGCAATCATACGTGCTCGCCAGAGTATTTTAATGAAGGTAATGACTCAGTGTTCATCGGACAAATACAAAGCTTTAGAGAGGGCGTAAATCTATCTTCAGCTGATTACCTGATCATGTACAACATTGACTATTCCGCAGTGAGTTATTTTCAGGCCCGGGCAAGGATGCAAAGTAAAGACAGAATTAAGCCTGCATTAGTCTATTGGATATTTGCAAAGAATAGCTTGGACCATAAAATTTACGATATGGTTGCTAATAAGAAAAACTTTACCTTATCGCATTTTAAAGGCGCTTTAAACAAAATGTATGCTTGAATCCCCGGTCCAAACCAAAATCATGAAGGATCTAAAAAAACGAGGCTTCTTTGTTAGGAAGATCATTCAAACGAACAAACCTGGAGATCCTGATTTATATGCTTTCAAGGAGGGTAGAACGATTTGGATTGAATGCAAACGGCCCGGGAAGGCAGCAAGACCATTGCAAGAGTATAGAGGCGAAGAAATAAAGATATCAGGTATGGAATGGTATCAAGCAGATAGTTACGAGAAATATGAATCGCTAAATCTTTTCCAATGACTGACATTCAAAAACTATACTTCGACAACATGCTGCCAGGCGCACACATAACGACCACGAGCGTGAAGGATCCAGATGCCCTCATCAAAGCAGGAAAAGAATACATCGATCAAGGTGGATTCGCATATTTTAGCGATGATTACTCAGAGTTCGTGAAGGAAGATGCATGGGTGCCAGTACGTCACATTACAATCCTAGTCGACGGACTGCCGCTATCGTGAGTAGGTCGCGCACCACACAAATCTTTTTTCTATAACAATTTGTTATTGTAGTAATAATTCGTATGTTTGTGTTCAGGAAGGTCTATAGGGACACCATGAGCACCAACCACCCAAGAGCATGAAAGCAGAAGTTTACGCAGCTAGAATTTTGAGGTATACTGATCCAGGTCGGTATGAAGAGTTTGTTCGCAAAGCATCACCAATGCTGAATGCTAAGCACGTGGGTAGGGTGAAGCAGATCTACGACAACACAGTGGCACTGTACGCATCCACCCATCCAACTCAGGAAGTTAACGATATTTTCATTGGAGCAACTTACAGCGTATTTTGCCCGGTATCATTTATCCCTGCTCACAAGACAGATGGTAAAGACGCAACTGCAGTCGGAAAGCTACCTGTTGGTGTTCGTGATATCATGGCTGAATGTATTGGTTTGAAACATGCTGAGGAAGTGAATAGATTAAAATCCTACATCAGTTCCTGGTTACGGCCATTCTATACTGGGCCGAAAAGACCGTTCGAGTTGAAGGTAGACGCTGTTGTCGATACAATGCGCCCTTACTCAATTAACAAATGGGATCATCAATATGAAATGGCGATATGAGTACGGGGAACTGTGATATGACTGTGATTACCTATGGCAAATAGTAAACCTAACACTTCAGGATTAAAGCCCTTTAAAAAAGGCAATGACGAACGTCGAAACTTAGCAGGAGGACCAAAAAAGCTACCTGAGATAGATGCGCTATTAGCTGACGTATTAGGCTCTGAAGATGATGATAAGTCAGAAGCTAGGCAAGTTATTAAATCTTTGCTTACACAAGCTAAAAAAGGCAATGTGAGAGCAATTGAAGTTTTGCTAGATAGGGCCTACGGTAAGGCAAAGCAAACCATAGATAATCAAGTTACCATGGTTAAGCCATTGATAATTGATTGGGGAGAAGGTGAGTAATGTTACCAACAGAAGTAGAGCCAATAATTTTCAGGCCAACTCCAAAACAAAGAGAAGCTAAAGTACTTCTACAGAAAAACAGGATACTTTTATACGGTGGCGCAATTAGAGGCGCTAAGAGCCATTTTGGATGCATGATGATCATATCGCTATGCCAGATGTATCCTAATAGCAGGTGGGTGATGTTACGTAAGGATAGCGTTGTATTAAAGGCCACACTCCTAAAGACATTCAAAGAAAACTTTATTGATAAGGGATGGCAGCAGGAGATTGAGCAATTCAATCAGACTGACTTGGTGCTTACCTGGAAGAACAAAAGTCAAATCCTATTTATGGGTGAAAACTTTGATCGAGATAAGGATTTGAATAGGTTTAAAGGGCTTGAATTCAATGGAGCGTTTATTGATGAGGTTAACGAGGTTCAAGAGCTTACACTTGACAAGATTATTGAACGTGCAGGATCTTGGTTTCATAGTCCGGGATGCCCTACTAAAATACTAATGAGTTGCAACCCTACTCAAAATTGGGTTAAGAAACGTTTCTATGATAAATTCAAGGCAGGAACATTACCTGAAGGTGTAGCGTATCTGCAAGCTAAGATATTTGACAATCCACATATACCACAAGACTACTTAGATGCTCTAAAATTACTTCCTGTACATCAGTACCGGATTTTTGTCGATGGAGAGTGGGATGTAGCAATGAAAACAGGTAATGAGTTTTTGCGAGAATTTGATACGGATAAGCATATACGACCTAATTCATGGGATATCAACAACCTATTCCACATAAGTATTGATAATAACGTTTACCCGTACATTGCGGTTACCGTATGGCAGTTTGAAAAGAATGGATTAGGCTGGAAGATTAAGCTAGTTAATGAACTACCTGCTGTTGATCCTATAAATACAGCAACTAAGGCCGGGCGTAATGTTGGGCTATGGTTAACTAAAATAGGGTATAGCTCACGAGTTCTGATCTATGGCGATAAATCTACTAAAGCCCGGACCACAATAAGTGATGATAAGAAATCATTCTTTGACTTATTCACTGAAGCAATAGCGAAGGAAGGTTTTAAGATCGAAGATAAGATGTTAAAATTTGCTCCACCTGTTGCCGGAATCGCGGATTTCTGCAATGCTATATTCGCTGATGAAATACTAGGTCTTAATTACGAAATAGGCGAGAACTGCAAAGAGACGATCAACGATCTTATAGAAACAAAAACAGATCGTGATGGAACAATGCTAAAAAAACGTATTACTGATCCTAAGTCTGGAGTAAGCTACGAGCCTAATGGGCATTTGGTGGACACAATAAAAGATATGACAGTCTCAGCTTTCAACAAAGAATATATGGCATTTATCAATAAGAAAAAAGGACTTGGAATACGGGCTTTGTCAGGGATTTAATTACATATTGATATACAAGTAATAATCCGTATATTTATGTTTCAATACCAACTTCACAACACATGATCGGGATATATAAAATTACTTGCTTAAAAAATAAGCGTGTCTACGTTGGGCAGTCTATTGATGTAGATTTAAGACGTAGTTTTTATCAAAGGATAGACTGCAAAGGCCAGCCTAAGTTGTTTAATTCCCTTAAAAAATACGGTTGGTCGTGCCATAGTTTTGAAGTCGTTACAGAGTGTGATGTTGACGACCTAAATAAGTGGGAAAGATATTATCAGGATTTGTATTCGGCATGTGGAAAGAATGGATTAAACTGTAAATTAACAGGATATTCAGATCGAAGCGGTAGTCATTCAGAAGAGACTAGATTAAAGATGTCTGAGGATAGAAAAGGTATTAACAGAAATACTCCTGAAAGAATTGCTTTATTAATCGAGTCAAATAAATCCAGAGTATGGAAGCAAGATTCTATTGAGAAGATGAAAAAATCAAAGACAGGAGTTAAGCTTAATTTGTCACCAGAACAACGACAAAAATTAAGGGATACATGGCTAGGTAGAAAGCATACACCAGAGACAATAGCAAAAATGACTGGTAAAGTTAGATCAGAACAACATAGAATAAATAACATGAACGCTAACAAAGGAAAAACATCATTCAGTATGAGTAAAATAGTTTTACACGAAGCAACAGGGATATATTACACCAGCGCAAAAGAAGCCGCTACTCTTAATAAAATTACTTACACTTCTTTAATTAGTAAACTTAATGGCAGAAAAGAGAATACAAGCGGGTACATTTACGCTTGACGCTTACTATCATACTATAGTAAAAGCAAGTTTCATTTTACCACATCTACCTACGGTAAATTTACAAAATGGAGCAGATTGAATTACAGGAGCTTTTAAAAACACCCACTAAGTTAGTTGATAAGATTAAAACCCTTGCTCCAACTATACCAGATGATGCTATTAATTTTGAGCCTGAACAGCATAAAATTGTACTTGATAAAACTTATAGGCCTGATAGAAAAGTTGAAACACCTACTGGTAAAGATGCAAGTACTGGGGAAGTTACTTATACGACAAACTACATACCTGTTCACCGTATACCCTCAGCTACACAAAAGCTGATAATTGACTGGAGTGTTTTCTTTGCGCTTGGAAATGGAGTTAACATTGACGCTACACCAAGAGAAAAGGTAGCCACCGATCAAGTAATGATTGATATGCTGCAGCGTACGCTTGATGATAACAAATTTAGTTTTTTGGCTCAGGAGATTGAGAGAATTAAACAAAGGTTCCTTACTGTTCTATTGGTCTGGTATTCGGTTCCAGCAGAAGAAGGGTTTTGGTCCGATATCGCTTCATCAGCATCTAAGTTTAAAATGCGTTGCACGATCCTATCTCCTAAAGATGGGGATACGATTGTGCCTATCCGGGATCAATATAAAGATATGATAGGTGCTGCCAGGTACTACGTCGTAAAGGTGGATGATAAAGAGGTCAATAAGATGGATTTATTCTTACAGGATAAGTATATGACCTTTAAACAAGATAGCGCAGGATGGGTAGAAGAAAAGAGTACAGCTATACCATATGGTAAAGCTAACTTTATTTTAGATGAGCAAGAACGTACCGAATGGGCTGATGTTGCAGCGAAAATAGAGCGATTAGAGGAAATTGACAGTGACAATTCTGATGAAAATCAGCAAAGCGCTTTTCCAATTTTAGTTGCTACAGGAGATATATTGGCGGCTACTGGAGGCGGTGCATCGAATACCAGAAAGACATTTGAAATGTCTGGAGAAGGTGCGGACCTTAAGTATGTTGAATCTAAAGGAGGTCAAGAAAGCGCAAGTAATGAGCGCAAAAATGTTCGTGCTGATGTCTTTATTGAAACTGCAACTCCAGATTTTAAGTTCGAAGATATAAGCGGAGATCTTCCAGGGGTTACAGTTGAAATGATGTTATTGCCTACTACAAACAAAGCTAAAGGTAAGCAACAAGGTTCTATTGGCATGTTTCACCAACGTAACTTTAACTTCCTAAAGGCAGCAATGGCAGTCATTAATGTATCAGTTAAACCTAGTGTATCATTGCCTATTAAGCCACTGTTCTCAATTCCATTGCCCCGTAACCTCACGGAAGAAAGTAACAGAGCTATTGCACTTGTAGGAGCCGGGTTAATGTCAACACGGACTGCGGTCACTTCCTTAGGTTTTACAAAGGATATAGATGCCGAGATTGAAGCCATCGAGAAAGAAGTCGCAGCACGGGCGCTGTTAGTAAAACCCGTAACACCACCTCCCGTCACAATATAATTTATAACATATTGTAATAAGTGTTATAAAATTGGTATATTGCATGCACAGGCCCACATCAGCGCCATCACACGCAACCACTTAACAAATTCCCTAAAGGGCATATAATATTATGAAAAGAAGCAAACTAAGCATGTTAGGCGCAGGATTCGCTATGGCATTAGCAGGATTAATGGGATCAGCGCAAGCGGGGCAACCTACACTAGTCACAAGTCAGAACGTTAACGACTTCAAAGGAGTCAGAGAAACCAAACGTGAAACAAAGAATATCGAGATTAATAATACAGGTGGTCTTGACTTCCCACCAATTTACCTGCCAGAGCCGGGACTTACCCCTATGCAGTACGGCTTGCGTTATGGTACTGGAGCTAGTAGGAAGGGTAAGTCGAATAGGCTTCGTTTGTCACACAATGCCAAGGTGGGGCGAAGATGAATCTAAAGACACCATTTGAATTACAAATCTACTGGAAGAATGATCAGGCATGCCAGTTAGAAGAATTAGGTATCAGTGTAACTATTGAAGAAACACAGCCTATCATGTTTTATAGCGTTGACATAGTCAGTAAAGGAACTATTGAAGGATCAGATAAAGAGATTGGATATATTGGTGTAGGTGGCGAAGAATATGCTACCACATTATCGTATGAGGAATTGAATGAATTGGTGATGAAAAATATGGGGTGAAAATAAATCTTATAACAATTTGTTATATTAGTAATAATTACTATATTGCACTATGCTAACGCACCAATAGCCAGCCACCCTGCTAGGTAGGCACACACAGATCCAACGCTTAATCGGCTTGGATTTTTTGGGTGTCGGATGTACGGTAAATATATTTCGGGGGCGGTTATGGATTTGACTGAGTAAGAAGTAATTAATGTCATGCACAGGAGTATCTACTGTTAAATGGATGCAAAGCTATAAAAGGCAAAAACACAGAAGCGAAAGTTATTCAACTAGGTTCAATGACTTTCAATGATGCAATTGAATTGGTTTCTAACGACATTATTGTTAGAGAAGCAGCTTAGAACTGTAAAACGGATTGTCTGATCTTTAAACAGAATGGTGGAACCCTTGCTTTTCCAAAGCGAGCCCTTTACTAATCAGGTAAAACAGATTGAAAGCATGTAGTAACGCATTAATCAACTAGTACGACAGGACAAGGGTTCGACTCCCTTCGCCTCCAAGATTACGATGTTAAACTACCTCCACGCGGTGTAGTCTGGGTAACGCCAAATGTTTAACGAACAATAAAAAGATATGGAAAGATTCTATTCAAAAGTACAAAAGACAAATTCATGTTGGAACTGGATCGCTGCATCTAGGGGAAACGGTTATGGTGCGTTTAGATTAGGTGGTAAGATTATAGACGCTCATCGAGTATCATTCACTTTAAATAATGGAGAAATACCTGATGGACTTTATGTTTGCCATAAATGTGATAATAGAAAATGTGTTAATCCTGACCATTTATTTTTAGGAACACCAAAAGTTAACCATCAAGACGCTGTTGACAAAGGTAGAATTGTACTTCCGGTTATGCACGACTTGATTCACGGTACTAAGAGTGGATATATTAAACACAAATGTAGATGCAAACTGTGTTCAGATAATAAACTGACATACTACAAACTAAAGCAAAGGGAATATCGAGAACGTAAAAAAGCGAGATCGCTAGAGACTGCATGATACTAAAGCCATCACCACACGGGAATCCGGCACGGTAGAGGCACACAACAAGCCCACATAGGGCAATTTTTAGTTTAGGTTGCTGCACATGCGGCGTTTAGTGGTGGGTTGTGGCGACTCACCACTTTATTGTACCTGGAGCCGCAGGATGTGTAACTAATTGCCGAAAGGCGTAAAATGAATATGGAATCACTAAGTGAAGTTTTAAAGAAAAGGGATCATTTGAATGATCTAGTTAACATTCATACTAATATGGATAAGATATTCGAGGACTGCATAAAGGATAAAAGTAATTACGATTACATCCTGAAGGATGCTGAATTATCAAGTAACTATTTGATATTAAAGTTCCCTACTGCAAATAAGGAATGGTCAGATGATATTTTACGAATTGCTATGAGGTTATGTGAATTAGGATCGTATATAGCCGTTCATTCGGGGGATAAATTGGGGCATATTAGGATTGATATTACCGACTGCATCAATTTTCTAACAACAAATAATCCAAATGATTAGCGGGGCAATAGTGGGCACCCTCCTTTGGCTATGGCTGTTCTGGGAGGCTAAGAATGCACCGCAAGATCCTGAGGAATTGACACCAATAAACGAAAACAAGATATGAAAGTAGAAGAAATAGCTGAACAACTTTGGGATAAGTATTCAGAGCACATTGACGACAATTTGTTTTCATTGGATAGTGTTGCAGGAACATCTGTAATAACAAGTAGGAGATTGTTCTTAAAAGCAGTAAACGAAGCTGTGCAAATATCCAATGAATCACAATGGATTGATGTAAAACAACTACTACCTGAAGAAAATGTCGTAGTGCTAGTTCTGACCTTAGGGTGCATTGAAACTGCATCATTTTATCACACTTCATTTTACAGCACAGTAGAAGGAACGTTCAGTTTTGTAACACATTGGATGCCTTTGCCAGATAAACCAACTAACAACCAAAGTCCCGAGTAGGGCACACACGAACCGCCAGCGATGGTGATAAATAAACAATATGAAAACAGATTTCTTTTTAACAATCAACTCCAGAGGTGGAGTCAAAACAACCAAAAATAGACCGGGATTAGATTTTGATGAAGTAGCTATCAAAATGACTATGGAAGTTCCTGACATGCTTTTCAAAAAGCCTCAGTTAACGGCAAGCATTATTATCCCTGAATCTGCAGCAACTCCTAAAGAGATTGATGTTGAAATGAGAGATAACATTCAAGATGCCATTGAGACAGTGACAGGCATGGAAGTTAAATTAACAATTCAATCAGAAGGGGAAGCGTAATGGACCAGATCACACTATTAAAAAGAGATATAGCCTTGCTAAAGCAGCAACAGGCGGAGAGTACGAGACTACTGAAAGCCTGTAAGGGGCACGTAGGCATGATGCTCGGAGAGGACATCGAATTACACTTAGCAGAAGTAACAGGAACCTACTTCAATGCTAAAGATTACCATTCGGAAAGATTGCCCGGTGAACAATGATCATTAAAACCATCCTCATCCTGATCGCTCTAGGACTAATCTATTATCTAGCGAAGGCATTAGGTAGGTGGTAAACTATTAAACCCATAAACGTCCGCGAGGGCATAGAAGTATGAAAAAAAGAGAATTATTGCCTTTAGTGGCTCTTATCTTATTCCAGATAGCATTACCAATCCTATTAGTTTGGGGTGAAGTATTATGCATCTACAAGTTTGTGAAATGTGATTTTTCAGATGCTACGAGTTATAAGCCTGAAATAGTTTATGGTATCGGAACCTTTACGGGAACAGGTATTATCATTGGTTGGATGGATTTAGGTAAATAAACGGGATATGAACAACTGGCAATTATGTCCTAAATGTAATGGGCAAGGAACAAACTACAATAATAACGCTATAACGACATCTTGCATATGCGATTTATGCAATGGTCATAAAGTTATATCAGCATTTACAGGGAAACCACCTCAATCGGTGAGCATTCAAGAATTTAAACCAAATCCATTTTTCAAAGAAACACAAGACACAACCAGAGGGTAACATGAAAGACCAAAAAACAGTATCAAACGAGTTCCATGAACTGGAATACGTTGCAAAGAAATTTAACTTGCCTGTGTGGCAAGTAATGAAAGCTAAGGAGGAGTTAGGCACGAATGATAGGAAGTCAATCTATCAGGAGTTGGAGAAGGTAGCGAACGGTGAAACCGTTTATTCTAAAGCTATGTTTTGGCTTAACAATGGGCAAACTGGAAGCAGTTCTGAAACAATGTGGAATTGCTTAATGGGTAACAAGGATTTCAGTATCAGTTTTCCTTACGATCCATCGGACTTCAATAGGTGTTATGGTTTACTTGAAATGGTTCCTGAATGGAAAAGCCGATTGAGTGAAGTTGCTGTATTAAGCCCTGAATGGAAAGGTATTATTGAAAATTGGGATAAGCTAGTGGCTTATTTGGAAGATCAAAAGAATACAGGTAATCTTAACGGAATGTATCAGTTCATGCAGGATTTGAGAGGGGAGGCTAAATCATGATCAGCAAAATAAACAAAGGCGAAAAGTTCGTGTGTGTGAACAGCCGCCCCAACGTGCACACAACAGTCGGTAAAGTCTACACATCACATGCTGATGGAGAACTTTATACTGACAACAATTTCAGAGTACTAGTTGACCTGAGCGATATTGCTTGCCAGACAACATTCTCGTTGGACTTCATCCTCTACACCTATGCCGCAGTTTCAGCGCATTACAGCACGCTCAAATCAATGGATGAAGCTGACCCCTTCGCAATGCTATTGCTTGACCTAGAACCTACGTTGGCTAGTGAGGCGTGTTCTTGTGGTGAGCATAGTCCTAATGGGATATATTCAGGCAAGGGTGGGTTAGGCTTCGTAACACCTGAGCAGATGAAAGAGGTGGATAAAAAAATCAATTGGAGGGATCAAGACCTGACGTATGCTAAACATACACCAGCAGCCAACCTCCCACCCTACTACGACAACACCAACGGTTCACTATACAAGATCGCAGAACAGAGGGGGTGGAACTTCTATCAGAGTGACTGCGTTAAAAGGATTGATCGTTGCTTAAAGAAAGGTAATTTCAAACAGGACATAGAGAAAACGATTGCATTATTAAACCTTTGGCTGGAGGAAACTAAATCATGACCATCAAGAAAATAATTGGCTGGACAATCATAGCGTTCTTCTGGATTGGAATGATCTATTTTTATGCGACACAGGTGCCTTGGTATGCAATATTGATAGGCATAGGTGGACTAACTTTATTTACCGGAGGCATGGCGTTAGTTATTTGGTTGATATCAGATCCAAAAGCGGAAGATAATAAAACAGAAAATAACATGAAAGGATTAACAGGAGGGCTTGAAAAATATAGATTCCCTTTCAGAGTCGGAAGAAAACAGAAAAGAGCGTTACTTGATGCTGATGGATTAGAGATTGTTATTTTTCCTATCGGCAATGAAGAGATAGCTAGAATCACATGCGATATGTGGAACGATTGGCATAAAGAGTTATGTAAAAGTTGGGGGGATTTGGCATCATGATCCGTAAAATACAAGTCACACAAGCTAAAGTTCCAGCAATACTGCGTTCTCTCAGTCTCGTTAAGATAGCAACTGACGTAGCGAACATTGAATACACTCAGTATCTCGATCACAATCTAAGATCCCCAACTATCCACGCTAAACTAAACACAGCATCAGCGAACCTGGAATATGCTGGTAAACAAATTGCAAGCGCATTCCTGACCGTTCCTAACGAGGATGTAACAGAGGGGATCACATTCAAACTTCACGAGATCATGCAATTGATTATGAAACTAGATGAGCCAACGGTTGATGAGTTGTTGGGCAATCTGCAGAAGGTAACAACGGAGGCGCAATCATGACCAGACCCAAATCAATGTTTATCGCAATAATTATTACAATAATCATATACCTATCAGTAAAGACAGCGCTTGAGTTGGGTGAACAAGATAGGGTGGATTGGTTCCCGAATCACTCACGTATTCCAGAGCAGACAAGATGAAACCAAACAGACAAGCCATCCTAGAAAAATACGCTAATCGATGCGGCTATTGTGGCATCCCTATAACATTAAAAGAAATGCAGGTTGATCACATTATTCCTCAGTATTGGATTGAGTGCAATCAAGCAACTAAGGAGCAGGTTTATTGCATTGACAACCTTATGCCAGCATGCAGATCATGTAACGGTTTTAAAGACACCTTTAGTTTAGAAACATTTAGATCAGAAGTTTCAGAACAACCCAACCGATTAAGAAAATACAAACACACCTTCCGACTAGCCGAACGTTTTGGATTGATATCGTGCACACCTAAGCCTATTGTATTTTGGTTTGAAAAGTATGAGTTGGAGCATACCAATAAATAAAAACACATAATAATTGAATACCAATTAAAAGTTAGTATATTGCATTATATTAACGAAGCGGAATTTCGTTAGGCATATTAAAGAACTTTAGAGGCTATTTGAACATGGTTGCAGGATTCCGCCCTGATCCGGTTTAAGTAGCTTTTTTAATTGGATAGGAATTATGAAATTGGAATTACGCCACTTAGCGCCCTACTTGCCTTATAAACTTAAAGGTAGATTTAAATTAAAGGATGTGGTTAACACATATAAAGACGAAGTAAGAGAAAAAGAGTTGAACACTGATAGTGCAACTTTTTTCTTGCTTTATTGTAAACCGATACTAAGACCTTTATCAGATATGATTATTGATATTACTTCGAATGGTAAGACAGTAGTTCCAATGATTGAAATACTTAAAATAAGTGAGCCATATTCCGCATTTACTTTGGATGATATAGATCGATTAAGACTAAAAATTACACATGAGCATTACAGCACTTCAATTGGTGAAACTGATACTTATACCGCTGAATATGTAATAAAAACTGGAAATATGGGTGATCTTACTCATCATTTTCAATACTGGGAGCAATTACAAAGATTTTCAAAACGTGACGTTACTAGAGACGTAACGCTTGGTACCGCAAGGCAGCTAGAAATGTTCCAAAAACTATTTGAATACCATTTTGATGTTTTCGGACTGATTGAACAAGGATTAGCTATTGATATAAACATAATGTAACAGGAATATTATGGAACCAATAGGTAAATATATTGAAGGCACTGATATGGAACAATTCGAGCATGTACCTCAGATAAGTGTTTACAATAATAATTATTACAAAGGATTCGATAATGATGTGTTATTCGCTCATTCTGACGATGACAATACAACCGAATGGTATTTAGTGAATAAAGGAGGCGGGCTTAAATTTATTAAGATTGGTCTATCTTTTTGTGACAAAGAGGAATTATGTTTAATAGATTAAATCATACCCCCTATAACGTGCCGCCCTGTAAAGGCAGCATTTTGTGGTACAAAGCAAATAAGAATCATGGGTTACGAAGTAAGAAGTAGAGATTTAAAAGGCATTTCAAATAGCGGAATGTACGCACAAGAATCATATAAGGACTATAAAAAGTACATTATATCAAAGGATTCCACTATGTACGGCTATCTATTAATTAAAACGAAACAAGTAAAACAAGGATTCGTTGTTAAATTTAGATTTCATACACGTGGTATTTGGTATTGGAAACCTGACCTTAGATTCCGTTGGAAGTGGGAAGGTATAATGATTAACTGGCTATGCTTCTTTATCCATATCGAACCTATTTTCACTGATGTAACCGATAAGGTTGTTGGCGACCATTTAGGTGAACTAGAGGGTAATTCTTTAGTAGGTAAAACCATAAAACAAAGCAGATTTAATTTCAAAACTAAAATAGTAAACTAATGAATATACCAACCCAACAAGAAGTAGAAGAAGCCGCAGAACAGGTGGGAACCAATCGTTTCAGTAAGATAAACGGGAACACGCATCGGGACTTAGCTAATGAAGAACATTACTTCTTTGAAGGACATAAGGAAGGAGCTAATTGGGCGCTTCAACAACTCGAACCGCTTATCACTGAGTTAGGAATGGAAAATGTGAGGTTGAGGAAGGCGTTGGAAGCACGGGATGTGGAAGGAAATTAGTATATTTAGGGTATGGAAATGACGAAGATAAAAGGAATAGAAACCAAAGAAGACATAGATAAGCTTTTATCTAAAATAAAAGATTTGTTAGAACACGGATTGAGTGTTAATAAGAAAATCACCTTATCTATTGATAAACCAAGTCAAGATGTTTTTGACGGTTATAAGCCGACAACAATTACTATAACTGTATAACGCACTTGCAGCCCTCACTGGGCAAGAGTTGGAATTTAAAGAAAACGCATAGTTATGAAACGAGAGATACCAAAATTAGGAACAACCAAGAAAAGTGAAGCAGATTATTCTAAGTTTGCTAAAATGAGCGAACCATCAGAAGAAATGAAAGCAAAAACTAAGCTAATTACGGATAGCATGTTCGAAGGTATAACCTCTAATTTTAACGCATTTAACGAAGAACTAGATTCTGAATTTTTTAGGGTTGTTAGGGAATTAGATTTACCATTAGATAGAGACGCGATCAAAGCTGCTGGAGTTGTAATTGAGAGAGGTGAAACTCAGATATTCATGGAAGACAGACCGACTCCTTATTCATCAATGGACCAAACAGCAGTAATCACACGATACGGTAAGCCTATTTCTCGAGTTATTAAGATGACCGATAGTCGTATTGATTCAAATTGCTTAAGTCCAACACTCAAAGATTCACTTATCAAAGGAGGCGCCTTATGTGAGGTATTAGATGATTTAAAACGCATGACCTCCGATGCTACCAAAACATTACAGCAATTGTTAGATGAACCTAAACAACCCGATCATAATTGCACAGAAATTGAAGTAGATCCAAAGAATCATAAAATTAACAGAGTTGTTTGCTTAGGTATAGAATATAAGTAACTACCTCCTGCACTTACGACCTAGCCTTCCATAACCGGAGGGCTTTTTACATTTCATAATCCTCTATAAGCTCACCGATCTGAGCAACCAAATCCAAGTCAGCAACACCGGTTACCAATCCCCAGGTAACGCCTAAATCATTTAAGAAAGGCTGGATTACTATATCTAAGTCAGGACCAACAACACCAAAGGTTTCGTCCTCATTGTCCGTCACGCTGTAAACAGCATCATCTATTGTTATTTTCATATTCTTCTATTCTATCTGAAATTGCATCCATATCATCGGCATCCATAAGCTCAGGATCTTGCAGCAACACTACCCATTTGTTATTACGTAAGCAAATCTGCCCCCAGTAATGATTATCAATATAGATATGGTAATACCCACCCATAAGTTTAGATAGCACAACTGTTTTGTCATGATCACCGAAAGCCGCTAGGAAAGTAATGTCTGGCATAGGTATGTAACAGCGTTTGTGTCGGTTTGTTTACTTACGATGCGTAGTAAGCTAACCTGTTTCGGTGGGCGTTATGCGCGAGGTAATTTCGTATCAAAGCGAGGTGTAGCACGAGTAATTAACGGATGCAACTCAGCTAAAAAACCAAAACGAAATTATATGTCACTTAAAATTAAGATTGCAGCACGACTGAAAGCAAAAGCAGCAGGAGTGAATCTATCTCAAAAGCGTATTGATGCTATTGTAGCAAAAGCAGAAAAGGGATTAACGGACGAATCGGACGACACCGCTATTGATGCTAATTTGGATGCTATTAATGATCTGACTCCGTTTACGGAAATCGCATCATTTGATGATCACCAAAGAGCAAAAGCAACCAAAGACGCAGCAGAGAAAGAAGCTGCAAGACTAAAGGCCATTGAAGAAGGTAAAACTATCGAACCAGAGTTGCCAGCCGATACGCCAGAATGGATGAAAGTATTCATGAAGCAACAAGCTGACACTAACAAAGCTCTGCAAGATCAGATTGCCAAATTCGGTCAAAAAGAAGTGGCAACAACCCGTAGGGAACAATTCATTAAGTCAATGGAAGGAACTTCCAAAGAATACCAAGCGAGAGAGTTAAAGAAATTTGATAGGATCAGTTTCAAAGATGATGCAGATTTTACTTCATTCATTGATGATACCAAAGACGATCACGCAACTGCTATTCAGGAAGAAGCTAATTCAGGACTTGGTGGAGATAAACCAGCGGGTGGTGCAGGTGGTAACGCCACAAAACAAAAGGTAGCATCCAAGGAAGAGCTTGATGCAATCATGAACTCAATTTAAACTAAAAACAACTATGTACGCAGATTTAAGCAATGCACTCGTAACGGTTGACACATCGAAAGACAGTGTTATTATCGTTGACAGGTTCGCAACAGTGAGGGGAGGCCGTACGCTTGATGTTACAGGATTTACACCTGATGTTATTTACGCTGGTCATCCGATCATTGTAGAGACAGCAACAGGTGTTCATAAGCCTCTACCATTGAACGGAGGTGCAACCGCTTACGGAACCCTACCAGCAGGACATACCTATACAGGTGTTCTTAATGGTTCAATATTAAAAACTAAGCCTTTCGCTGGTATTCTAACGCAAGGAACTATTAACCCAACAGCAGCCTACTATGACTTTGCTACAATTGCAGCAGCGTTCAAAGCAGCAGTGCCGTTAATTGATCAGAGGGCCGATTAATCATGGATTATAAAAAGTATATACAAGACGGAGGCCAGTTAAATGGCGTAATCCAGAGAACAATCGAAACCATCAATGGTACCGATGCGACTCCAACACAATACTACCATTTGAGAATGCTTAAAAAAGTGTTATCAATCAGTGGGAATTGGGAAAGTATCACCACTGCATATAGCCAGATAATGGCTCATGTTGTAGCGATGAACTCAGATCTTCCATTAGGTAAGATGGATAGTTTATCTATTGCAAGCGGTAAAATTCCTAAAATGGGTTTACAGTATGCATTAGACGAGCAGCAACTGACCGACATTGATTACATGATCCAGACAGGTGTTGTCGGAGCAAAGATTTCAGCTTTATTGTTAGCTCATGCTACTAAATTATTGAAAGCTGTTCCTGAAAGAAACGAAGAGATTTTCCTAAAAGGATTGTCAACTGGTTTCGCTATCGTTAATGACGATGAAAACACTGGAACTGGTATTCGTTTAGACTACGGCTACCTTTCGGCTAACAAATTCGGTGTAACTACTCTATGGAGTAACGTAGCATCTAAACCGTTTGATGATATTCAACGTGTGCTTGATAAAGCGGCATTGGATGGTAATACCATCACAAATGTAATGTTGGATAGAACTGCATTTAACAACATGGCTAAGACTACTCAAGCTAAAGAGTTGTTTGCATTTAACCAGGGCTTTGTTGGTGCTAACATTCCAACTCCATCATTGACTCAATTAAACGGATTCACTTCAGATCGTTACGGATTCACTTTCGAAATTATCACTAAGTCATTCCGTTATGAGAAAAATGGACAACAAACAGTTGTGACTCCATGGGCTTCAGGTGCAGTTGTATTCTTAACTCAAGAGGAAGTTGGAACATTGACTTACGCTCCATTGGCTGAGTCTAATCCGGCTCATCAAGTGGCGGGTGTTACTTACAATTTAGTTGACGACTATATGTTGTTCTCTAAATGGGGCCAGAACAAGCCATATCTAGCTGAATTCTCATCTATCCAATCAAGAGTAGCACCAATCATCAACAACGGTGATCAAATCTACTTATTGGATTCAACAACAGTTCAAGCGTAATGGAAAATTTCAATAAAAATTCACTAAAAGCAGCCGTTGCAAAATACGGCTCGCTTGTTTCAGACGGGAAGTCTGAGGTGGAGATTAAAGAATTATTAACGGCTGATGAGAAAGGTTATTATGCAGAACAGGTTGATTTGATCTATGATGCAATGATAGCCTCCCCAGAAGATAAGGATAAAGTGGTTTACAAAGTAGTCGAAGGTTTTTCGTTCCGTGATAAGGATGATTTTACTAAAGAATATAATGCTGAATCGGATCTGAGTCATTTGGAACAAGATCGTATTGATCACCTTATCAGTATTGGATACGTACATATCGCAGACTAGCCATGACCATAAAAGAAGCCCTTACCACCAAAGTTGCACCTCTATCCATTAGTGATGCAGCACTTGACTTAGCTTTACTTGAAGCTGGACTGGACGGTTCGTCCGACTATAGCCCGAGCACGGATGGTAAAGCAGTTGATATGGTATGGGCGGGGCTTCTTTTAACTACTATTCAGGTAGTGGAAGTAAAAGAGGATGATGTGTCGATAAAATACGCAACGAATTTACGAGGCATATACAGCATGCTCATGCTACGTTGGGGCTTACCTGATCCGTTTGCTATTGCTAAACCGACTGTAACACAAAAACTGTTTTGGTAGCCATGGTACGCAAACACACCCTAACATTTACTTTACCCGGTACGGGTGGTGGTGAAGATCCCGTAACAGGGTTGCCACTTCCAGAAGTTCCAGGCGAGTCCGTACAAGTTTCTTGCAGATTCCACCAAAACAGCACTAAGGTGTTGAAAAATGAGGACAGCACAGAATCATTGCAAGTAGGACGTATTAGGGTGGCTATTGGATCAGTAATGCCGAAGATGTGGCAGACGGTAGTTGTGAGTGAGGGAGATATAGTGCATTTCAGCGGACCAGTTAGGTACGTAGACAGAACAGGAACATTGCTAAGTTGGAGGATTGACGTATGATAACGATAACTGCAGACTTTGATATAGCGCAAATCGAGGCTTACATCAACGGTGAAGAAGAAGCTTGGTATGATGAGATTGTTGATTCGCTAAGAAAGCTTGGTGAACGCCTTGTTGATAAAGCACGTAGACAGACTAAGCAGGATGGAGGATTCGGTAACATTACATGGAACCTACGCTCGTCAATCGGGATGTGTATAGTTGATGAAACCGGACTAATCAGAGAAACCTACTTCCCGCCAATAGGTAAAGGCGAACATGGGAATAAAATAGGTAGAGAAATGTCAGAGGCAATAGCATTGTATGGACGGGAAGCGCAAGAGATATGTATGGTTTTCGTAGCTGCTGAGCAGTATGCAACTTTCGTACAGGCCAAAGGTAAGGATGTAATTAAACACGTGATTGGGGATAGCCTGGAATCAGAATTAGCTAAAATACTATGAAAGATTCATTCGATATAACTATTGACGTTCGGGGGTTATTGAATGTGTCAGCCATTACTGCTTTACTTGGTGCTGATGGTAAAATCTTCCAAACAGAAAGGCCAACAGGTCGTACTACTTTTACTGACATAGTTATCAACGCACTTGGGATCACTAACACCACATTGCAGAAGGGATCAGGAAACGTTAATTGTTACGTTCCAACGGTTACTTCCGGAAGCGTGAAAGTAGCAGACCAAGCTAAGATGATGTTATTATCAAGGGCAGTGATTGCGCTTATAGATGAACAATACAAGACGACCTTCCAAACGTGGATAGAAGACAGCCAAAATATACTGCAAGATACCGATGGGAGTTACTTTGTGAACATACCATTTGAATATCAATCAGTACAAAATTATAAGAATATTTAACCGCCTTAGGGCATAAAAACAAAATAGATTATGGCAACTTATGTAGTTGGTGGTGTCGAAAAAATTGAGGTTTGTCCAGCCTTTTTTACGGAAGCAGGCGTAAGCACAGCCGTATGGACGCAGGTAGAGTATATAGCTCCTGACACCGTAGTATACACTAGAAATAGTGACTCAGAAACAGATTTAGTACCGGAGGACAAAGACACAGCATTCTTGACGTTTTATACTCCTGGAGAACCTGATACAATCGCATTTGGTATTCTGCAGCAGTATCCTACTATTATGGCAATGTTGTTCAATCAGGAGTATGTAGCCGCAACATCCAAAACTACGATACTTGCTAAACGTAAAATTGCAAACTTGGGGGTTCGCATAACTACGCGTAGTATGAAAGATTCGAGAAAACAAACAATTGTTCTGCCGAATGTGAACTTCACAACTACTTTCGTGAATAACCTTTCTAAAACGACCGTTCAACAATTGCTTTTAATAGGTAAGGTTGGAAGTTTCAAAACTACGACCACCCTATTGGATGCCCTAAGTATCAAAACTTTCATCACCGATGCTGGAGCAGTAATTGATTCAACTACACCATAACTGAAAGGAGGTTAGTTCTATGAATAGCATTAAAGTAAAGTTTTTAGAATCGCTTCATGTTGAGCAGAACAGCACAACTTATTTGAAAGGCGCAGAGGTTGAAGTACCTCAATACATTGTAGACAGACACGGACCGGAAGGCACAGGACTCTTAGAGTTGTTGCCTGAAGATACAATCCTACCACCTGTTGAAGTTGTAAAGGAACCGCTTCAAGTCGATAAGCCAACGAAGAAGAAAGCAAAATAAACCTGAAGCCCTAGCAAATCGTTAGGGCTTTCTTATCAAGCCAATACGGGACTGAATTATGGAAGACAAACAAGTACTCAAAAATATAGCTAATACGCTGACACAGGCACCGATTCATGAAATGGATCTAGTTGTTAGGTATGTGCCCGAGCCGCATCCTGTCATTGTTCCAGAGAGAACATTTATGGATAAGTTGTTACGTAGGCCAATACCAGAAGTACCGCCTGTACCTGAACCAGAAAGGGTGAGACATCTTGTGTTCCATGAAGCAGTTGTCGCTAATCAAATTAGGATTGCAGGTGAAGCCGCTTTGTTGCCTGACACCATATTTCAGGACAATTCATTCAACGTTGGGTTGGTCAGCGAACATATGCCCCGGATTGTCTACATGATCGCTTGTGCTTTGCAGAATGATCATAAAGAGCCTGCCGCTGAATTGATCACCTTCCTAACCAACAACCTAACGGGATCCCAACTACGTGATGCCTTAGTGGCCTCCTTCCAATCGTTAAACATGGAGGCTTTTACCGATTCTATCATCTTAATGAAAGGGACAGTGAAGATACTGATGCCGGAAGAGATGAGTCCAACAGAAGGGAGCGAGTTGATAGCCTCCCACAACGCAACATCCTAAGTTTATGCAAATATTCGGAGGGAGCATTCACCCCAAATTCAATTTTATACGAAACCACCTGGAATAACTACATACTTTATTTAGCATCTATACCCAAGACGGGAGGTGGGGATAAGAAAGAGAAGATTGAGGTTAAGGATTCTGATGATATATTCTAGACTTACCACCACAACGCAGTAAGCACAAAGACCCCACTACGCGCGAGGCTTAATCTACTTTTGTTATTATGGCGAAAGGCAAAGGCTTACAGTTTCAAACCACAGTAGATATATCTCAATCCAAAGCTAGACTTTTGGAGCTTAAACGACTGATTAGCGAGGTTGGTGGGATATCAATGTCTGGTGGAAATTCAGCAAACTTCACTGCTGCCCAAGCGGCAATGACACGAACAATGCGAGCTTCATTGTTAGAAACTGAAAGGTTAAGACAGGAAGGTGTACGTTTAAGGAATGAATATGAATCCGGACGTATTTCAGCACAACAGCTTGCAGCGCAAACACGGGCTTTAAATGAGCAACGTAGACAAGAAGCGGCAGCACTAAGAGCAGCCCGTACTGTTCAAACAGCAGCTAACGGATCCTATCAAGAAGCGCAAAATAGACTTAGGCAACTAAGTGTACAGATACGTAGTGTTGAGGGTGGATTCAGTGGACTTGGCCGTGTTCAGCAAGCTAGGATTGCCGAATACCGTAGGCTTAATGACTCTTTAACTGAATTCGACAGACGTATGGGTAACAACCAGCGGAACGTCGGCAACTACTCTAGTGCCATATCAGGTGTTAAAGGTCAATTGACCGGGTTAATTACAACCTACGTTTCAGCAGCAGCAGCAATTGGTTTAGTAACAAGCGCATTCAGCCAATCCCTCAAATCATCTGCAGTTCGCACTTCTTTAGAATTTACATTCGGTTCAGTTGATTTAGCTGATGCTAAGCTGGAGCAATTGCTTGACACAGCAAATCGGTTGGGGGTTAATTACAACGCTCTCACAAGTTCGTACAAGTCATTTACAGGTGCAGTAGTAGCGTCTAATTTTGATTTCCAAGAAGGTGAAAGAATATTCAATGCGGTTGCCGGGGCATCATCTAAACTGAAGTTGTCGTCCGAAGATACCGAAGGTGCGCTTCGTGCCTTGCAACAAATGATATCTAAGGGAAATGTCCAAGCGGAAGAGCTGCGCGGACAGTTAGGTGAGCGTATTCCAGGCGCATTCAGTATTGCAGCACGAGCAATCGGAGTTACCGAAACGCAGTTGAATAAAATGCTTCAGAAAGGGGAGGTATTAGCGGCTGACTTATTACCAAAACTAGCTACTGAATTAGAAAAAACATTTGGTCTTGAAAGTACTACAGCTGTTGAGGGATTGAATGCTGAAACAGAACGTTTCTTTAACATGTTCTCAGGGGCTGTTGCTGAAAGCTCAAATATCAATAAATTCTTTGCAAATGTTGTTGGTGGCTTCAATGAAATATTCGGCACCATATTTAAAATGGTTAACTCTGATACCTGGGGTGAATTTTGGACGAGGTTAATTGATGGAGCAGGACCAGCAGAAGCAATTAAAAATATCGGCAAATCATACGACCAAGCCAGTAAAGCGATAAAGAATTCATTAAATATTACTGCCGGAGATAGTAAGAAAGCGTTATTCGCCTTAGAGGAAGTTAGAATAGGGTATGATAAAGCAACTAAGGCATTAGAACAATATAAGGCAGGGGTAAAAGATGGCTCATTAAAAGATGGTGGTGACGTTACTATTTCAGCGTTAGAGAATACCGTAAAAGTTGCTGAAGCAAGATTAAAGGCGTTAGAGAAATTGCAGCCTGCTAAAAAATCGGTAGTGATCGGGGAAACAGCCTCTGAGAAAGCGGCACGATTGAAGGCAGAAAGAGAAGCAGAACGCGAACTAAATGCACAACGCATTTTACAAAAGAAAATTACCGATTTGAAAAACGAGGCCAACCGAAAAACTCTGACTAAGGATGAGGAAGAAGTTCAGACGGTACGTGATAAGTTTTCAAAGATTGCTGAAGAAATACGTTTGTTTAATGCGAATCCAAAAAACAAACTAAAAGTTGACGGTAGCGGATTGGAGCCCGCGATGAAAGCTCAAATCGTATCGATTGAATATAAACAGGATACCGACAAGCTAAAGGAAAGTTTAGAGGTTCAGAAGGGTTTATATGAACAATATGAGTCGTACCGTACTGAATTAGGTAAAAAAGCAGCAGATGATCGTTTTGGTGCTGAAATCGATACTACCAAAAAATACGGGGATGTTCTGCAGGCTGAGTATTCAAAGGTGTTAGAGCAAGGATCCAAAACAGGATTTACAGGTGCAATGACCGAAAGAATGAAAGTCCTGGAAAAACAGATACGTGAAGAAGGAGTAGTCGAGAATAAAAGGCAGGATGATTTAATGAAGTCCATTATTTCATTTGATAATGAAGTTAAATCCCTAAACGAAAAGTATGAGCAGGACCGGATTGATGTATTAGCAAAAGGAGGTGGTAAAGATTTAGAAGTATTAACGAAAAACCATAACCTAAAACTCGCTGCCCTAGGTGATGCTCACTTAAAAGAAATCGATGCATTCAAAGAACTGTATAACGGTATAGACAGACTCAGTGACCAGAATGCGCGTAAAGTTATTGGTAATGCTGAGGATGCACTGAAAGCGCTTAAGGCTAAAGGTGTGGTCATATCCAAGGAATTGGAAGCCGAATTGAAGCGCCTATTTGCTGACTCAAAGTTAGCCATTGCAGATAGATTACCGGAACGCCTCATTGCATTAGCTAATCAAATTAGTAATGTTGCCTCTTCAGTATCAGGAGTTGACGAAAACTTTGGTAAGGTATTAGGTACCGTAGGAAACATTGTAGGTCAGGTTGGTAATATCAAGAAAGGATTGCTAGACTTTAATAAACCTGGAGCGACTGGACTAGAGAAATTAACAGCAGGTCTTGGTATATTTAGTTCTGGGGTAGGCATTTTCTCAGCTGGAATATCTGGCATTAAAACCATATCTAACCTGTTTGGAGATCTTAAGGCAGGCGCAGAACAGCAAGCTTATGCGATGGAACTTCAAAACAAACAAAGTGATGCATTGAATAAATCTTTGCAACGTCAAATTGAGTTGTTAGATGATGTTTACGGGACAAAGCGAATAGCTGAATATGAAATAGCCAGGAAGAAAGCTGAAGAAAACAGATTACAATATCTATCTGATCTTAGCGGAAAATATTTAAGAACAGGAGACAAACAGACCGATGAGATCATAAAAGTCCTTAACGAAGGAGGTAGCCTACCGGGTATGTCTCGTGAGTTTGTAGATAAAGTGTTAGGAAATGCTGGGGCCAAAAAAGTAGGTGATTTGTCAAAGCTTACATTGAGACAATTAAAGGATTTATCAGATAGCATTAATATAGATGAAATAACATCTAAAACACTAGCAAATCTTATTGAATCAGTTCAAGCCGCACAAGACCTAGACAATGCGCTTGCAGCGGATCGCATAGGCGCCGGGCTCGATACCATTGTAGACGAATTCATGACGAACCTGGAAGATGGGGTCGGAGGTATTGAGGATGTGCTGACCAAAGCAATACGTCGTGGGCTACTGAATTCACTTAAGGGTGATATTACAGATAAGTTCTTACAGGATTATTATACTATGCTTGATAAGGCTCTTACTGATGGGAACATTAGTGCTGATGAAGATGCTTTATTAAGAGAGCAGTTGAAGAAAGCTGATGAATACGGAAAAGCTAGGCTGGATTACATCAATAAAGCAGCGCCAGAGGTTGCAAGCGGTGCATCTAGCGCAACGTTGGCAGGGGCAATTCAAGCGATCACGCAAACACAGGCCGATAAATTGGTTGGTGTATTTACCGGGGTTCAGGTTGCTACGATAAAGACTAACGCTGCGATTGGGGTGAGTAACGATTGGTTGGGTCGCACGTACAGCCTACTTACCGATAACCTTAGATCAATCCAAGCCAACACCCTACGTACAGCCAATAATACTGACAGGCTGCAAGCGATGGAGGGTTACTTGTCTACGTTGGTACGGAAAGCAGATGACAACAAGAATGCGTTGGGGGGATCGGGTAGGCCTGTGATATAACAATTTGTTATTGTTGTTATATTTAACTATATTTGAATAAGCTAAGGAGGTGAGATCAAATTAGCGGTTCAAAAACATTCATGAAAGCCTGTTAGCAGAGTAGGAATCTCACTCCGAAATGCTGACAGGTTTTTTAAGTAAAAGGAGTATGGAAAAGCAATACAGAGATATTGAAATCACAGAAGGACTACGATTATTTAATCCTAGATACGGGGAGGGAGTAGTATCTATGGTAGCTAAAAATGCAGGAGTAATGCTAATAGATTATGGTGAAAATAATTTAGAAAGTCATACATCCAATGCTAAAGATATTCTACTTATTGATGGGGATTTTTGGCTAAGTAAAAGTGAATACCTAAACAAAATTAACGCTTATAAGGAAGCAGGTGATAGGGTAAAAGATAAAAAATTTCGTATTGTCGAGCAATGGTTAGTCCGGGGTGGGAAAGAGTTTTACAACGATATTTACCAAGAATTATCTTACCAATTAGAAGAAGAAGTTGATTTTTTTTCTTTTTCGAAACTAAGAAAGTCTAAAAAATGGAAGGCAGTCGATCAGGAAAAAATAAAGTACTTTATCCCGCCTGTTTGGTATTCATTTGGTATTAGGGAAATAAAAGAGGTAGATATGAATGATAAAATCATTTTTTATTCAACTCGAAAAAAACCATTTTAATCATGCTACAACCAGAATATTTTCTCTGTATCTTATTAGTATTAGGGTTCATAAAATTTTTGAGGGTATTAAATAGACATGATAAGGAATTTCAATAAAGTAATCAATAAATAATCTATGCGAAGTAAATATCATATCGACCTATTTTATGTAATAATGGCCGTAGGAATAAGTTTGAGAGTTTTATTGATGTGCTTATACGGATTAGATTGGGATAGCTTTACTATAATCACGCTATGCATATTCTTAATGGTGGCAAAATCAAAAAATAATAAATATGGATAATCTTAAATTAGCGTATAAGCAGTGGTGCAAGGAAACCAAGCGCAACGGAGGCGTGCTAGTTGGTGGTTCAATTAACGAGTTCTTTGATTGGCTATATAAACAAGGCTACAACCTAATTAAATAATCCATACCCAAATATACCTATAGCCTTACCCTAATCCGGTAGGGCTTTTTTGTGCCTTACCAACCCCCTCACGTAAACCATCACGTTAGTCTACGCGCGACAGTCACGGTACTTTTACATACATGCAGGCGACTATCAATACACTTGACTTTGAGACCATTTACGGGGTAACATTCCTGAATGGATTGAAGGATATGGAACAGCCTGCACCGATGAAAGAAGCGGAATCATATGATTGGCCTGAACGTGATGGACGCGAATACTTCATGTCAGGCAAGGTGGAGGATTACGATGTTTCATTAGATGTGGTTCAAGTGGGTGCTGATATGTCGGAGTTCTTGGCGCGTAAGGCGGCCTTGGTCGGAGTACTTCAATCCCCAATCTTCCATGCTATCTATGTAGCATCAACGGGGGTCAGCTATTCAACTAAATACAAGAGCATAACAAGCTACCAACACCTGACAGGACTCGTGGGTCAGGTAGGTGCAAAATATACGATCAATTTAACGGTACTCACAGGGGGGCAGGTTGCACCACTATTTATTTTAGACGGAAATGGCAACTGAGTTTAGTAGAATATTAATGCGACGCAAGTCAGCGGCAGAATGGAACGCTATCAATGAAATATTGATGGAGGGTGAATTTGGAATCGTTTTAGGTACCAACCCGGTCTCGTTCAAGATAGGTAATGGACTAAAGGCATGGTCTGAACTTCCGTTCGTGTTGAACAACGAAGCTATTCAGGCTATGATTGATGCGTTAGAGGCTGGTCAGATTAATGCTGTTATCGGAGTTGCGCCACCCTCAAATATAGTTGTAGCAAACGTTACGGAACCAGGTACTTATCCATTATATGGTGGATTAGTGGTTTCTTCAGGCGATCTGTCTGGAAATTTAGTTCAATTTAGAAAAATATCAGGGGCTTGGAGCAAAATTCTAACGCCTGTGTTAGCTCCAGCGCCTATTGATAGCCTTACGTCAAGCGCAACTAACTTGCCGTTATCAGCTAACCAAGGCCGTGTTATTGGATTGTTCAAGGCCGAGTCAGAAGACAAATCAAACTACGTAATTAAAAAAGCAGATGTTTTAGCCCCTATTACTCAGAACACATTACTTACATCAGTTAAAAATGCCCAGATTATACTAGCCGCCGTTTCGGCAGCTACTGCATATTTAGTTGGGAAAAATTTTTATGATACTTTTTGGGTAACTGGAGGACAACAAACATCGTTAATAAGCCAAGGAATAAATTCAATTGATGTAAATGTAACAGCCGGTAACTTTAGAAATGTTATTCTAAATAATAAACAAATCCCATCTGGAGAATTTACAGTTTCAATTGAATTACTCTTGTTAAGCGGTACGGTTAATGTTCTGCCAAGTTTATATTTTTATCGTGCTGGACAGTCGCAAATTGTTGTTAATGCTACGTATGATTCGGCATCAGGATTATATAAAGCAAAAGCCACTTTTACAAATCTAACTCAGCTTTTATCACACATAGAAATTCAATTTTCTACTGGATCAGCCACAAATGCAACAACTTGGCGCTTAACAACTCAGATAGAATCTGGGGCTTTAAATACTACAATTGTTCCATATATTGGACTTACGCAAGCCATAGGAGCTAATAGTCAGGTTAGTATTCCAAGGGGGGTATATCAGTATATTTTTGGTACTGGATTTGATTTGAAATATACTTTTTATGGACTTGAGTGCGCTAATGATTTAAAAACAGATTCTGTAACCACTCCGCTTAGTGCTCAGCAAGGAAAAGTATTAGGAGACTTTAAAGATTTAACCGAGTATAAGTTAAATTCAATATCTGCTGAAAAAACAAATAGCTTAGTTCTTGCTGGTCTTGAAGATATATCTAGTTTAGATGCTGGTACAATACTAAAATTGTTATCAACTAGTGGCTCAACAGCAAGACTTCGGGGAAAGAATCTGTATGATACCTTTTGGGTCACAGGAGGAGAAAGCACATCACTCCTTGCACAAGGTGTGAATTTGATCGACGTTAACGTTACTGCTGGTGTTTCCCGTTCGGTTAGAATGGTTACTAAGAGACTTCCAGCAGGTCAAGTAATTGCGTCTATTGAAATGGAAATTTTAACAGGGGTGGTAAACATAACCCCTGTGTTAAATATAATTAGACCGTCCCAAACGCCCACTGCTTCAGGATTGCCGATGACCTTAGTTAATGGTATATATAAAGTTAGCGTTACGGTAACAAATCCAGTAGAATTAGATGCGAGGCTTGAAGTTCTATTTTCAAATGCTACAGCTACAAATGCCTTGACTGTTAGGATCAAAACCCAGATAGAAATAGGAAATGTGGCGACAATACCAAAAGTGCCTTACATAGGTCAGGATATTACTTTAGCCGCGGGTGTAGCACAATCAATTGTTAATCCTGGGTTTAAAATTGCATTTGGGGCTGGTTACGTTCTGTCTTATAGCACGATAAGCTTAAAAAGCGGGTCTAAGGAAATCACCGTCATCAGCGACTCATTAAGCGCAGATCCTGGGGCTACTACAGGCAAACACTCATCAGATACTAACGTTGATGGGTCATGGCCTGGCGTGTTGGGTCGCGCATTAGGCTCCGACTATAAAGTTAACAATATGGGTGTCGGTGGCGAACCTTCGTGGATGATCGTAGGTAGGCAGGGCGGGATACCTGTTAAAATCTTACCTACGACAATTCCTTCTGAAGTAATTGCAACCAAAGTTGATTTACGAGGACAAGAAGCTAATTATCTTTATGACGGTTCAAAATGGACCTACGCGCCAAATAGTCTTCGATATAACATATCCACAGATATTGGCAAAGGTGTAAATCCATGCATTATCAATGGAATCAAAGGCAACTTGTCAAGGGTAAAAGTTTCCAGCGGTGTACCAGATCCAGTAACAGGAGAAACAACAAAAAGTGACGTCTACGAATTTTACTTTACCAGGCAGGTTGCAGGTGAGGCCAGTACATTTGTAATTGAAAAAGAGCTTATAACTTTTGCTTCTATAAATTACAATAGAAGTATTTTGATCACCTACTTCGGAACTAATGATGGGGAGGTTGTTAGCGGAGCGACCATTGTTCAGACTGGCGCTATTCAAAGAGCAAGAAGAGCCATCGATTTATGGAAAGCTACAAATGGAAATAGATTTTTGGTTATGAGTCCCCCGGCGGGGAATAATGTGAGCAATGCTATTTCCGATCAACAGTACGGTTTAGAATTTGGACACAATTACATAAATACCCGATTAATGATGGTTAAATATGGCGTTGCAATTGCTAATTCTTTAGGCTTGGGATACTCTTTTTCTAACAGTTCACCAAACGCTTATCCAATTGGCGCTCCCAACAACGGAGGCGTCCCAGATCCAACCTATCCTACTGTAGGAGATGCTCTTGCATCTGGTGTTGTTCCTAGAATATTTAAACGAGACGAACCACATAACAATTGGATAGGCGATCAAGTGCTGGAAAAAATTGTTGAGTCAGCAGGTCATGAATTGGGATATTGGTAATAAACTACAATAAATGAACTACACCATATACCGTAACACCTATCCAATCCACATCTGCCGACCAACAGGGCAGCAGGAACGCGCGATCATGGAGAAAGACCTCGTGTCATTCAGCTTCTCGTCACCAGACCCCGTACAACTGCAAATTGGCGACTACATCGACGTTTGGGGTAGTAGGTATGAATTGCAGGTGGCAGCCAACGTGACTAAGGACAGCACCCAACAGTATGTATATGAATGCGCGTTCGTTGCTGAATACTACAAGTTGTCCAAATGGAACATGCTTGGGTACGACGCTACGAACACGCTGTCATTACCCGAATGGGAGTTGCAGGGTTCTCTAACCGACTTCCTAGAGATAGCTGTTGCCAATGCAAACCGCAAATCAACGGGATGGGTAGTAGGCGACGTAGACCCTGCTACGGCTGGCATCATGAAGTACCTGACATTCACACAAGAAAACAACATCCTGTTATCCCTATCCCAAATTGCAGCAGCGTTTGATACTGAATGGTGGGTGGTTGGACGTACAATCCATTTCACGAAAAGGCAGGAAGTATCAGGACATAGCTTTGAGTATGGGTACGATATGGGTCTCCGTGGTGGACTTCGAAAAACCGCAAGCGATACATCAAATGTATTCAGTCAGTTATTCGTTCAGGGGTCAGAGCAGAATATACCGGCCTCATACCGTAGTGGGCAAAGGAGACTACAGCTTCCCACAGGAACGGATTATCTCCAAGGCACCAAATGGGGGCAGGATGAGATTGAACGTTGGATTACATTTGACGATATCAGACCTGAAAGAATAGGAACGGTTACGGCATCGACGGGCACACTCTCTTTCACAGACTCAGGTATTGACTTTGACTTAAATGCACCTGGAACTTTGCTCCCCGGTGTCAGCGCCAAAGTATCATTTCTGACTGGTAACCTTAGTGGGTATAACTTCGAGATCGCAAAGGGGGGGTATGATCATGCAACGCGTACAGTTCGCATAGTGACCAACGAACAGGAGAAAGGAAACATCCTACCTGACGACACACGCAGACCAGAAGTTGGAGATACTTATTTCTTCTTTGATATCGTGATGCCTGATAGCTATGTGACAAGCGCGGAATCACGTTTGTTAGCAGCAGGGACAGCACATCTATTCAAAAACGGATCACCTAAGTTTGCCTTTGAAGTACCACCAGATCATTTCTTTTTCACGCGAAACAGCACGTTGCTAACATTAGGTGACACGGTTCACGTGAAAGATTTAGATTTGGGACTCGATAACGATATCAGAATCACGGCCTACACACGCTCACTACACAACGAATTTGAGTACACTAGCATGAGCCTGTCCGATTTCGTGACTACTCCCGCTATTGTTAGACAATATGCAGCAGCAGAAATCACTAAGAAAGCACTGGAAGCTGGAAAGGTGTACGATATCAAAAGGGCACGTAACAATTGGAGGACGACTGCAGAACTGTCAACACTACTCGATACCGTTCGGGCTGAAATGCTGTTGATTGTTACTGATGGAGGATCTTATACCACCACAATAACCGCAACGCTTACAACGACTGATTTCACAACTACAGGAGGGCAACTCACTCAGGAGCAATATTTGGGAGATACAAATGGTATTTGGACAGTCGCACCGTTTACCGGGTCGGTTACGGGTGGAGCAAAGTTCGTCTACATTCGTGCTAGTAAAACAGCCAATACAGCTAACATAATACTATCTGACACTAAAATTGGTGTTGAGTCAGTAAGCGGTGTTTATCATTTCCCTTTAGGCATAATCTCCAGCGTTATCGACAGCGCAAGGACTTTTACCCGGTTATTTGGCCGAACATCAATTACAGGTGGACAGGTAGCAACTGGGGAGATCGTATCAAATAGCGGTGACTCACGCATAAATTTAGATGATGGTACATTTAGCTTTGAGAACACGCTTGCCTCCATTAAGTTTACAGATGCCGGGGTTATATTGGAAGGAACCATAATCGCTACTAGTGCGGAGTTTATTAATTTGATTGTGCAGAACTTACGGACTGCGAACGTTGGAGAAAAAAGGGTTGTTATTGATGCCGATCAAAACAACATCAGATTGTACAATGCTGCAAATCAAGTGTTATTGGAAGTGGATGACGATGCAGCGGTTGAGGGCTTTGGTGATGCTATCCCGGCTATGGGTCCAGGTCTTAGGGTTGGACTTCATGATGGTAATAGAGCAACAGTAAGCAACCGTGGGTTTTATGTGGTAAATGGAACAACTGGAGAGAAGTCTTATGTAGCTTCTGACAGAATAGTAACTGAGGGCGATTTACTTGTAGGTGGTGATGTAACGTTCATAGGTAGCATGAAGTCAGGCTCAGATACAGGCGCTACATCAAATATAGATGCGGGTGGTGCTCATATGAGGTTTGTTAACGGACTTTACGTTGGAGTTTGGTAGTTTAATGAACCACATCTAATGTATGAACAGCCTTTCCTCCATTCATACACATAGATTTTATCTCCTTGTAAGCTACCTTACCATTGATTATTATTTTGACTTCAGAGTCTGAATTCCCTTCCGTAATTACGGTAAGTTTTGATAAATGGTTTGTGTCTAAAATGGTAGAATCTTTAGCGACAGTCATTTCTTTAAATCCATTTTCAGTCTCAATTTTTGCTATGCAATTTTCGCAATGTATCAGATACTCTATGTTGGATGTTTGAGTTTCTTTTTTGCAGCCTAGTAAACTTGCGGCAACTGTCAGGGTAAGTAGTAATTTTTTCATAGCGTTATATTTGGATGTGCTAATGTACTGATAATTAATTTGGTATTCTTTACGGGTTCCCGTAGTTGGGATCAACCTGCTCTTATATAATTTGCCTTTGTTTTCATACTTCAAAGGTATGATCACCCACTATACCAAACAATCCCAAATAACTACTAGATGGAATGTACTACATAGGGGCGTGGTTTACGTGGTATGCGTGGTAAGTTAGCGAGTAGTTTTCTCGCACGCGCAAGGCATACTTTTGCTTACATGATTAAATCGTATGAGCCCTATTCACAATATGTTCCTATCATAATGGCGACAGTTCAGTCTTTACAGCTTGTAGCCTTATGTATAATTATGGTATTGCTAGTGGTGCAAAACAGACAGAATAAAAAGCTGGAAGCAAAATTAGACAGATTGATCGGGTAATGAATGTCACAAGAGGAAAAAGCGAAGATGGAACTACCAAACGGATGGAAGAAAATAAACTTCTATTCCCTAAACCTTGCTTATTGCTTTTTCGTGCTATTTGTTCCTTTACAAGTGGGTACGGTTAAGACGATACTGATAAAAGCATTCAATGAAAGCATGTATGATGCTCTAAATGGATGGATATTGATAGGACTTCTCATCACAGCGAGCGGAGCCGGAATATTAGGATTTATCAGAATGATAAGTGTAAAGAAGATTATTAGCGCATTGGAAAATAATGATAGAGAAAACAATTAGTTTCGGAATCTTCATGCTGATTGAGAACTTAATCATTCTCACATTACTTGGGGATCTTATTCGTAGGGTTGCGACTAAAGTATATTTCATCAGGCACCCACATATCTATTGGACAGGAGGTGTAATATTCCTGGCATATCTGATTTGTGTATTCATTGGGAATGCATCTGAGACTTATACCGGACTTATGGCTTATGTTTTCGGAGATAAACCGATAGAAACGATGACAGTTGCAGCAAGGGTATTTAATAGATCAATGTTCTTATGCGCTAAATCCCTGCTTTGGTATTATACAGTGAATCATGGGTTTGAAATATTCTCTCGTAAAAGTAATCACAGCGATGATTTAGGAGATAGTAAAGGATATAAATTATAAAAATGATATGGCAAAATTTGAAATAGCAGAAAGCATAACCGGAAGGAATGAGGGAGGTTATGCGAACAATCCAGCAGACAGTGGAGGGGAAACTTACGCAGGTATAGCCCGTAATTATTGGCCTAAATGGGAGGGTTGGAAGTATTTAGATGTGTTTAAAAAGGAATTTGTTTTCACAAACAAAAGAAACCCAACAGCCAAAGAAATTAATAAAGCTATGTCTGCTTCGTCTTATATAAAAGAGGCTATTTCTAAATTCTACAAACAGAACTTCTGGGATGTAAATAAGCTTGATCAGATCAATGATCAACAAATTGCTAATACCGTTTATGACTTTGGAGTAAATTCCGGTACGGGTAGAGCAGCTAAGTATTTACAACAAGCATTAGGTGTAGCTCAAGATAGTAAGATTGGCCCGGCTACGCTTGCTGCAGTCAATAGCATTCCGCCAAAGATTACTCATAATAAATTTAATTCGTTGCGTGAAACATTCTATAGGTCTATTGCTAAAGGGAATCAGGCGGAATTTCTTCGTAGTTGGTTGAGCAGGCTTAAACCATATCAGGGTTAGGTTATGGCATCAGAACACGACTTAGATCAAAAGACCAGATCAGGGATCGCTTACATATCAACAATATCGTGCTGGCTGATAATTGCCTTTATTGTCTACAGGTATGGTGACAAAACTGAAATCCTTACGCTAATCATTGGGTTAATCAGCGGTTCTATAGGAACGGTGCTTGCCCTTTACTTTGGCGGGGTGATCAATCCTAAGCCTAAGACTCCAACTATTCCAGGTCAGACTACTACTGAGGTGAATATGACCACAACCGAGCCGACACCTATTATTGAAGAGAAATGAGTGAATTGAAAGATCTTTCCCCCAGAATATCCTTTAACCAAGTTTTAAAGTCGCCACCAACTTATATGTTGATCGTGGCTGTTTCGCTGTTGTGGTATTTCGTGTATCAGTTTACGGGTTCCATTGATCAGGTAAATATCAATTGTGAGGCTGAAAAGAAGCAATTGCGTATTGAATTGACTCAAGCTCGTGCTGATAAGGACGCGCTGACTACCGCTTTGCTGGTAAAGAATGGAATCATATTGCAGCAGGCGCAAGATAAGAAAGAACTAGATAGTACGATAAGGACAACAGTTGGAACAAAAGCAAAGAAAATACTTAAGGAGGAATAATAATTATGAAAAACATTAAACTATACATTGTAATTGGCCTCCTGTCAGTAGGGGTTGTATTACTCGTGAGGCAATGCATAAATCAGCATGCTAAGATCACGGCAAAAGAGAAACAAGATGCCCGGGTGGTTAAAGCAATCGTTACTGAGGCTAAAGAGATAGCCCGTAAGGTTGACGAAAAAGGCATAGAGACAGTTATCTACGACGTTACCGGGAATCGGGCTAAGATAGCCCAGATTGAATCAAATGACGCAACCAAAGGTATTATAGACACAACCGCAATGGCGCTGGATATCAGAACTAAGCAATTGAAGCAGATCCTTGTTGTCAATAGCACATTGGAAGCTGAAAACCTTCGCTTAAAGAGACAGGTAGACGCAAACAATCGCCCATACTATACCTACAAAGGAAATGGACTTGATTTACGTTTCACCCCGGCCGATGCCTTGGATAGCAATAGCGTTGCCACCGCAGATTTTAGTGCAAACGTAAAGATCAAAGCAACTCAGTACTGGAAGCGGTCGTGGTTCTTAGGAGCTAATAAGTCAATTCTAGCCGTATCATCAGACAACCCTATGTTCAAGGTTAACGGTGCCGACTACGTAGAGTTCGAACAGAAACAACCTGGATTTGGATTACGCCTGCAAGCAAACGGCTCATACAACGTTACCACTGGAGAATTAAGTTATGGTCCTGCGTTACGCGTAGACCTTGGCAGATTATCAATACAAGGGCGTTACAGTAGGTTTCCTAGCAATGAAAGGTGGGTACCAAGTATTAACGCAAGTTATGATTTGTTGAGGTTTTAATTATTACAATTTGTTATATTGGTAATAAATAGTTATCTTCGTTTCATGCTTGCCTGATCTGAAGTACGTAAGCCATATAAAGACATTTAAAAGAAGTTTTTCCCCAAAGTAACCGAGTCAGATCCGGCGAAACAGGGAGAAACTTTTTAAGTATAAATGTATTATGGAACCTAAGATATTACAAATAAGAAACACAGTTAATTATTTCATTTCTAGTGAAGGGTATTGTTTTAAATCAAAAAATGGAAAAGATGTTGAAGTAGAGGTAAATGTGGTTAGAAGAATCCCTTACGTTCTTATTTGCGGCATCAAGCATAACTTAGGTTATTTAATGGCTGAATATTTTTTGGCAGAGTCTAGCGATATAGGTCTTTACGATAGAGTTTCTTTTAAGTTTGAGAATAATAGATTGATTTTAAGTAGCATAAATATAAAAAGGTATTTAGAAAAGAATAGTCATGAACAAAGGCAAATTTTTCAATATGGTTGTGACATTAAGGTTAGTAACCACAATAATAGAGTAGATTATCAGAATAGTATTAGCTCTTTAGATATTTTAAATGCGCTAAAAAGATCAAATTTTAAATGTTTGTATTGTGGGGATCCTATTAAACCAAAGAAATGGCATTTAGACCATGTAATTCCTTTATCCTTGGGTGGTAAAAATACTTTTACAAATATTGCCGCAACATGCATACACTGTAATATGATGAAGGGCGCATTCGGTATGGATAAATTTTTATCCCAATGTAAAAAAATAACTAGATATAATAGTGAAATTATAAGCTGATATGTGTGAATTAGTTAAAAAATGTACCAAGTGTGAAGAAGAGATGGCGCTAGATTTATTTGGGGCAGAAAAGAAAGGTAAATATGGAGTTAGGTCTCAGTGCAAAAAATGCCGATTAAAGTTAAAGCAGGAATGGGAAGCTCAAAATAAAGATAAGTCAAAGGTTTATTGGAAAAAAAGCAGAGATAAGAATAAAGTTAAAAACCTAGAAAAAACCAACTTAAGAAATAAGAAATGGCAATCTGAAAATAAAGATAAATACACTACGGTAAGTCGTTTATCAAATGTTAAATACTACAAAAACAACAAAGATAAAATTAATCATCGGCGAAAAGAATATATAAATAACCTTTTAGATCCTTATATTAAGATTCGACTTAAGCTCTCTAATGTGCCTGTTACGCCCGAATTGATAGATGTCAAAAGAAATATCATAATGATTAAAAGGCTTACAAAGAAAGTAAATGGAAAGTAAGGTTTGTTCTAAATGTGGGATTGATAAACCATTTGATCAATATGGCAAGGCTAAGCTTGGTAAGTTTGGATTAAGAGCAATATGTAAAGCTTGTAAATTTATCCAAGATAAAGAGTGGGCTGAAAATAATAGAGATAAAAGATCTGATTCAGTTAGAAAGTATGCTAAAGCTAATAAAGTAAAAGTTAAGGCTGCAAAAAAGAAATGGGAAAAATCAAATCCTGAAAAGCATAAAGCTATCAAAGATAGATGGGCTGAAAAATATCCTGAGGTAAAAAGGGAAGCGGCTAATAAGTATCGTAAAAAAGTAGTTGATAAATTAGAAGAAACTTACATCAAAGATAAATTAGTTAGACAGCAAGTGCCAATAACCCCTGAAACAATAGAATTAAAAAAAGATATAATTTCAATTAAAAGACTAATCAAAAAACAAAATGGAAAAACCAACACAACTACCTCCAAGTAATAACAAAGCTATATTTCACTCATTAGCTAAGATATTCGCTCAAGTAGCAAACGGAGAAATCGACTTAGAATCAGCAACTGTATTGATTAATGCGGCTAAGGCTATGCAGAAGTCAATGGAAATTGAGATCAACCTAGCTAAGACTAAACACTTAATAGGACAGACCGACGCTAATGTCAGAGCTATTGAAATAACTAATCCAGAGGCATAATGGAAACTAGACCATTCTTAAAAATAGGCATTCATGGAGTGCTGAAAGTTTTTTGGTGGAAGTATACAGAAATAGAAAATAGTAATGATTTTCCTTGGTATCAACATAAATTCATAGGAGCAAATTAAAAAAAAAATATAATGAACAAAGGGCAAAAAGAAATCTTGCAAGAGTGCGAGATAGCAGGTATAACGAAAGATTTGGCTGAATTTAGAGCTTACGATAATCAACTATTTAGTTATGAACTTAGGAAAGAATCTGGTTTAATTCATGGTTTTGAGTTCTGCGGTGATGTTGAGGTAATGGCTAACATGAGAGTTGAGTCATTGGTAGCATTAGAAGGATTGACTTACTTTAAACATTCGGTTGTATTGGACGAAAAGTTTATCGGAAGTCAAACGGTTTACTTTGCTGAAGAGCGTATAAACAAACTTAAAGGCCGAATTGAGATGATAACAGCAAATCAAGCAGATAAGTTAGCTGGATATATAAAGAACCATAATGATGGTTTAGATGAAGCTAGAGAGAACACTGAGGCCTTAAGTAATATGTATAAGCAACTTTCTGATAATCTAAATAAAATACAGGAAAATACTTTACGTCAGGCTAAAGATTTCAGTAAATCTCCTTTAGTTGATTTGCCAGAATCTAAGAGACGCTTGATTGAATTAAAACAAATGATTGAATCTGTTAGGCCGGAATACTTAGATGCTAGTAAGTCGAGTGTTTTGCGTAATCTAGAATTAATAAAGATTCATGTTCAGAAGATTATTGATATGTTGAGTGATACGGGTTTAAGTGAAACGGGGAGAGTATAATGGAAACAGCGGAAATCTTAGAAGCAATTGGAGATATGTTTTTATTCAGAACAACAAACCAAATGAGCCGTCGGTTGGAAATTTATTATGGGATACTTGGTTGGTTATTAATAGGAGTTATTATTTGGTCTATTCTTAAAAATAAAGAACAAAATATTTTAGTAGATATTTTTATTTACATATCTATTGCATCTGTTATACCAATGGTAATTATGGCTTATTATTCATTTAGACCTAAAAAATAATGAAAACAGCAGAATTTAGAGTTGGGAACCTTTTATTAAAAAATAATGAAGTTGTTACCGTTATGAATATATTTGGGCCAAGCGGTTTAGTGCAATTCAAAGAGGAACCATTTCAAAGAATACCTTTATTGGTTGCTGATATTCAAGGTATCAAATTAACGGAGGAATGGTTGATTAATTTTGGATATACCTTAATCACTACATCACCTAGTTTTAAAGTATTTCAAGGCCCTAGATACAGTATTTATTTATATAACGACGGTAATATTATTATGAATATGGGTGATTCTCTAAAATATGTCCACAACTTTCAAAATAGAATTTACAGCTTGACTGGCGAAGAATTGGAGGTGAAAGGTGAAGGATAAAACAAAAATACCGACAGTAGAAAACCCTATACCTTATAAGTTCCCATTAAGAGTAGGGAGAAAACAAGGTAGAGCATTGTTGGATGCTGATGGTATTGAGGTAGTTGTTTTTCCTAAAGGCGCAGAATTAATGGCTAAAATAACTTGCGATCTTTGGAATAATGCTCATGCTAGTATTATAGATAAATACGCTTCTTTAATTTCTAAAATTGATAAAAATGAAGTAGATCCTGAAATAAAGGAAGTTATCAATAAGAAATTTTGGGATATGCTTTAAGTAGATTAACTTTGTGATGCTTAATAAATTATCTGTCATTTAAAACAAAAACATCCTGCTTGAATGCAGACAGTAACGGAATTCCCTTTATAGTTAGTGTTAAAGTAACCATGGGAGAGCAAGGTTGCCTGTTACAAGATATATCCAATATCTGTTGTCTGAGGTAGAGTTACATGCAAGAGTAGCAGTGAAAGACTGAAAATCTTTAGCCCTATGATGAAGAGATACTTATATTTCTGAAAAGAATAAGTAGAGGTAGAGTGTAATCCATTGGAAATTGGACAGAATGTTTTTAAAAGTCTACACGTTTGGCTAGGCGTTGGGATAAATAACCAAGCTAAGCCTACTCTTCATCGGGTAGGCTTTTTTATTTAAAACGTATTCGCCATATTTGAATATGTATAGTTATGATGACGAATTGGAAAGAGTTCAGAAAAAGATTGATGCTCTAAAAAAAGAGTACGAAAGATTAAATATGGATTTGCAAAAGGATGTTATGTCTTTACAGGATATATGCGAATACCTTTCTTTTACCCCATCACAAATTGCAGAATTGGTAAATAACGAACACATAAACGAGTATGATTTCAGAGATCAAAAAATCTACAGTAAGTTTGAAATAGATTTTTATATAGATATTAATTACTATAAAAAACCAACTCCAAAGTAATCACCCAAATATATCATCAGCTGCAGCATCCAATACATCATCCTTCCTCAGGTCGTTTAGGTATGCTTGATGTACAGCAAGCGAACTATGCCCAAGCAACTCCATAGTGATCATTGGATTGTTAATCTTATCAATTGCCATACGCGCAAACGTGTGCCGGGCAATGTGGGAGGTAAGAGGTTTTGTTATTCCGGCCATGATGGCAACTTGACGCAGATATTTGTTGACAACCGAAGTACAGTTTTCCTTCATCTTGATGCGGGCACGTTCATTTTGGAATGCGGTTAGTGACTTCATAGGGGCCCACTTGAATAACGAGAATAGCCTTTGGTGACGACGAGCCGCCCACTTATCAACTATCGCCACGGCACTAGGTATGAGCTTTACACTTTCCTCACGCCCTGTTTTATCAGCCTTATAGTAAAACCTACCATCTTTAAATTGAGCGGCACGAGCTTGTAGAACGTCTCCAACACGAATACCGCGTAAATATACTTGCATTAGAAATATATCCCTTGTAGCTTCAATGTTTGTGTTTTCTTCTAGTTCCAGGTTCTCTATCGCTTCCAATTCTGCCGCTGTCAACTTCTGCTTTACCGTTCGCGTAGTGGTAATGGTCACGGCTTTCACCTCCCTAGTAACTCCTTTGCTGGAATAGCGCAGTATAACGCCCCTCAACAACTTTATCTTTTTCTTAATGGTATTATTGGAATTACCCACCCGAACGCCCCCAAGCATTTTAATAAACTTACCAAACCATTTCTCATCTATGTCCTCGATTGGGATATCGCCATCTGTTATTTGCTTCCTAATGGCGCAAATCTTATCATAATACCCTGACTTAAATTCTTTCTCCAGCCTGATTAGCTCTTGATCGAATGCGTCATCTAGCGTCATCACGTTCCCGCGCGTTCCCAGTACAGCGCCCGCACCAATCTTACCCTGATTGAAGTCAAAAACAGCTTGTTCAGCCTTTGCGTATTCTGCAGCAATAGTTGCGTTGATCTTTGCTGAATCACCCGCCCGTGGCCTAACTCTTAACTTGCGTACATCCCAATCTGACTCCAAGCAGGATCCCAACACACGCTTGCTCCTTTTGCCGTTTATGGTGTGCATCAAAACTATTGGATATGTGCCATTAGAGTACTGTTTAGACGTATATAAGTGGAGCCTTATCGATGCTTTCATGGTGTGCTTGCTTATTTTGTGGACGGTGTGTTCTTGGTGTGCATAAATATAGAAATATATACCACTAAATACCACTAAAAGAATGCGAGAATATGCCTTTAAATGATAAAGACTAGCAATCTTTGGTAGATGCTAGTCTAATCGGTGGAGCCGAAGGAACTAATTGTAATTTTTGTAACTAGCAATATACCAATCAATTACCTGCCATCCTCACATAAGCGGTGTGCTCTAGGTGTGCTTTTTTGGATTTTCCAGCTTATAAATCCGTTCTTCCATCTTCTCCATTTTCGCATCCATCATGCTCATCACTTTAGAATAATGGTTGATGTTTGCGTGTAATATTTTGATGGTCTTAAGCAAGTGATTTATATCTGTATGCGCTGCCTGTAGCGAGTTCTTAGCGGTTTTCTTCTCTTCTATATTACTTTGAGGATCGCCTTCGTCTGCAAGCAGCCAATCGCTATTAAGGTTGTAATCCTTAATCATTCTATCAATCATATCAAAAGTAATCGGCCTCTTGCCTTTTTCGATAAATGAAATTAGTGCCTGATGAACACCAAGCTTTGTCGCGGCCTCCGCCTGAGTCTTAGCTATAAACTTCTTTCTGAAGTAACTAAACCGCTTCGCCTTATCTAAACTGTATTTTGCATTTTTATCGAGTCCTGTTATTCTCATTGTTATTGTGTGAAAGTAAATCTGAAGTGTACGCCAGAATACTGTAGTCCAGTAAAATAGCAATCAGTATGGTAAAAATAATTATCTGCTTCTTGTTCGCTCGTAAAGTGAACACCGTCATAAATTGCCTGATCTAGTATAAGGTCAATTTGTTTTGATTGCTTGTAACATCTTGCTCCTGATTTATTTAAAATTTTAAAATATATTGCTTGCCATGTTGGCTTTCCGTTCTCAAATTCCATTCTTGCCGAATAACGGACACTATCTGATTTATCAAATTCATTTACAAACCCCGCCAAGAAACCGCGCTTGGGCCAAAGGCTGGTGTCGTATAAGTGAGAGTCGTGTAATAAGTGCATCGCAGCGGAGCACACCCGTGCTATCATCGGTAACTTACGTTCCGTGTCAGCTTTTTTCTGCGCTAATATTATCTGTCTTGGGGTGGGCATATTAAAACAATAGGGATGATTATTTTAGGCTTACAAAGAATTTAAACGTGGCGCTGGTGTCCATCCCTTAATTAAGTACAACTCTACTACCTGATCGTAATCGATTTCAAAGTCGGGAGCAGTTTTAGATTGGGCTGACTTCAATAGAAAGGGCTTCTTCTTTCCCGGGTAAAGGTATCGCTCTAAGATGTAATGGTTCATTACAATCACATAGCATTTGCCAGGAACTATCATTTTCTCGTAATCCTCTTTCGGGATCTTCTTAACTCCTATGAATGAGTTTTCATCAAAGAAACCTGTCATTGCCGGGTCGCTATGTCTAATCACTAAATCACATCCCTGAAACGCTCCATTTAGAAGCAGGATGTCGGGTACTTTTGAGCTGTTAATTAATCCAGCAACACTTCCTGTCGTCAGGTGAACATTGTAGACAGAGGTAACATCGATCTGCTCGTCGATATCCCTGTCCTTGTTAATGATCCTTGAGAGTTCTTCCATAATTTTGTTTGGTTTATCATATTGTTTATGCTGCGATTTCGTGGTGGGTAGTGGGCTATTAAGGAATATATCTCCTTTGCCTTCTGTGATGAATTGTTTACTGATATTGAATTTCTCTTGAAGTTTAATCAAGATCGATAATGTTGGAAGGCGTTTGGTCTCAGCCTCATTTTCTATTTTACTAATTGCCGACTTGTCTACATCGATGGCATTTGCCAACTCTACTTGACTTAATTTTAAAGCATTTCTCACTTTAATGAATCTAATTTTCTGAGGGTTTTCGGCAATTGTCATTATAATATTAAATTATTCTATCTGTCTATCAAGTAGTTATGTAATAAAAGTAGACAAATGTCACTTATCTATTGTTGGTGGTGACAAATGTCTTTATATTTGTATTAGATAACAGAAACAAAGGTAATTATAATCATTTAAAACACATATCCCAAATCCCTACTACAATGAACCCTCTAACAAACATCTACGGCGTACCAACATTTGACTTTGAGGTTGGTGCCCTCACTACAAGAGAAATTGAAGTGATGCAAAGGACGTTACTTCCCGACAGAAACATTGCTATTGATCTTCAGATCAGCTATCACACTGTAATGTCGCATTTGAAAAACATTAGAAATAAAACCGGAATGCACAATAAGGAGCATATGGTCTATTTCGCATTAAAGAAAGGATTAATCAACTAATGAGTGAACAATTTGCAAAACCCGTAGCCGGGGTATCAATAGCACAGTTGCTAAGAGATATAAAAGAAGGAGAAATCAGACCATTTGAAAAGAAGTACACGAATTACCTCAGATCAAAGTCAAGCCAATTAAGGCATGAGTTTCCGGATCGGACTTACAGTGTTACCGAGCTTGAAAGTAAAACGCAAGTATCCTGGAAGTCAAAAGACTGAATCAATTAATAAGCCTCTGCCCGTCGGCAAACAAAACAGAGGCCATTTAACCACACCAAAACAAGTACAGTTATGTCAAAGTTAGAAAAATCATTAGTAATCCACAGGATCATCAGTTCTAAGAAAGCTGGATTGGTTAGTGCTGAACAGTTCAAGTTGAATGCGCTTCGTTTGCGCACGGATAGGAGGGCAGCGTCATGTTAACTAACACCACCTGCAACGATATCAACATTGAGGCCGTTGAACAGTACATCTGCAGGGTACAATCATTAACTGCACTATTACGTAAGTCTCAAGACCGCGCCCGTGAGCAGGCATGCTTACCATACTTTGGAATATTCGGTACGGATGCTGAAATGCACCAGGTAGTTGAAAGGCAGAATGCAGTCACTAGTAGGATCGCTGGTTACCTACTAGCTACGATCAGAAAGGAGTTGGGAAACGTGGGAGGGAATGGAATATGATTGTTAAAGAAAAATGCCAAATTTTTAAATTAGGAATTAGCCACTTGGGTAACAAAGCTAATAAGAAATGCAAAAGCATTGCGATGCATGAATTAAATGGTAAAAAAATGTGCGTTAACTGCTACACTAACGCATTAGGAGGGTCTTCGAAATGAAATTAGAATTAAAACACCTAGCACCATACTTACCTTATGGTTTAGTATTTAACTTGACAAGATCACACAATCCGTTTACATGCATTGGTTTGACTGTTCATGAAGACGGAATAATGGCTCATCGTAAAGGCGGATCATCAAACGTATCACTTGATAAGTATTACAAGCCAGTATTGAGACCAATGTCGGATTTAACAAACGAAATGGCTCATAAAAGCGGATACAAGAATGCTAACGCTTTAAAATTGATGGTGATATCTCATAAAATCCCATATATAGGTATGGATAATTTATTCACTCACCACTTCGATGTATTCGGGCTAATTCACGCAGGATTGGCTATTGACATCAACACCCAACCATTATCATTAGGAGGGCTGTTATCATGAACGGAGTAACGATTATAGAAACTGACAAGCTTAATGCAATAATAGCAAACATGGAGCGAATGGTAGCCTACGTACGTGATGCTGCTCAGGAAACTAAGCTAGGTAAGAAAGCCTACTTATCCCTTTCAGAAACCGCAGAATTTACGGGGTACTCAGTAAAATGGGTTCGTAACAATAAAGATGAAATCGGTTGCAGCAAAGTTGGAGGCGATTACCGCTTCAAACGCACAGATGTGATTGAATTCATGGAACAGAATTATTTCAAAGCACAAAACAGAAGGAGAGCATCATGAAAAGTATTGCTGATTACCTAGCTATGATAGCTAAAGAGACTGAGGTTCTATTTACGGAACTATACGCAAGCGTGGGACGCATTGCTAAGCGGATGTTGGCTAAGTGCAAGAAGGAAACGTTTCCAACCGTCAGGGAGCCAAGTAGCGCCAAACCACAAGGCATGCGAAGCACATATTACCCGCCAAACTACGGTGATATCCATTTCTACAGACAACATCAGATGTTAAATAGGGTACTGGAAGAGATAGCGATGGAAAAGGTGCACTACGAGGCACTAGAAATATTATCAGGTAAAGAAACTAATTGATTACACACACCCTGACCGAAAGCGAGGGGGTAAAAATATAAAGATTATGATGCAGTTGAAAAGAGCTTCACGGAAGCAAGTCAAACTTAGATTAAACATATCAGCGCCAGCAGGAGCGGGTAAAACGTATTCAGCCTTATTAATGGCTAAGGGGTTAGTTAGCGATTGGAGTAAAATAGCGGTAGTTGATACTGAAAACGGATCTTCGTCCCTTTATTCAAACTTAGGGGAATTCAATGTTATTGATATGGAAGCGCCATTTACACCTGAAAAGTATACGCAAGCAATAAAGGCGTGTGTTGATGCTGGAATGGAATGTATTATCCTTGATAGTACGACTCATGAATGGGTTTGTTTACTTGAAGAAAATGAAATGCTTGCACAAGCTAAATTCAAAGGCAACACTTGGAGTGCATGGTCTGTAACCACACCTAGACACGATAAATTCTTGCAAGCAGTATTGCAATGCCCGGCACACGTAATCACTTGTACCCGTTCCAAAATGGATACTGTGCTAGTTGAAAACAACGGACGTAAAGAGGTTAAGAAAGTAGGATTGAAAGACGAACAGCGCAGTGGCTGGGAATATGAGCTTACTGTATCATTAAATATTGACAGAGATACCCATTGCGCAATACCGAGTAAAGACAGGACTAACCTATTCGAAGGTAAAAATCCTTTTGTGATCACTGAGAAAACAGGTGAAATGATAAAGGAATGGTGTGAGTCGGGTGTTGCGGATAAAGCAGGTGATGTTAAGCTACGTGAAGCCACTACTGTAACTGAATTAGCAAATGTGTTCAAAGGGTTGACACGTGAAGAACAGGAACGCTTTGTTGCTGTAAAGGATGAAATGAAAGGCAAATTAGCGCCTGAATTGACTCCTGTTGCCGCGCCTGCCCCCCTTCCTGCTATGCCGGATGATAGGTATAAGAAATTAATCACATCTATTAAGAAAGTAGATGCTGATATCACGGGGATCCTTAAGTCAGCACGTGAGCAGTTCACCTTCACCCCTGAACAAGAAACAGAGTTTACAAACATCATTGCTACAGCAGCATCTAAAAAACAAGCGGCGTAATGGAAAAGAAAACCGTAGATGCGATTTTAGCTAGGCTAAGATCAAACGCTAAATGCTGCCCCAACTCAACTGCAATCGATAGAGCTAGAAAAGGAGCTTATGTTGATTCAATCGTAATCATTGAGCAAATGGTTAGGCAAAGTGAATCGGATGCTTTAACCAAAGCAAAAGGAGGTAATCATGAATAACAAACTATTAACCCTAAAAGCGGAGGACTTGGCTGTAATGTATGCAGCCTCGTTCTCTAAAAAGGATGCAGAAGCAGCCGGACAAAATCTAGCACACGATGTATTTGAAAAAGGAGAGGTAGATCCTTTACATGTGCTGTCCAACCTATCACGTCTTAAGTGCGTAATTGATAGCGCAGAAAAGGTGTTCCGTTCTCGATTGGTCCTGAATACTGCTGATACCTGGAATGGAGTTTCTTTCACTCCAAAGAATGGATCTGAGAAACTTCAATATTCAGAAGATCATGAAGTAGCTGAATTGGAGGAAAAGCTAAAGGAGCGCAAAGAGTTGGTTAAGCTCGCTACCAAATCAAAGGACGTGATCTTTGATAGTACAGGGGCAGAAGTTCCAAAGGTGTCAACGGTTTATGATAAGTCGTCAATTGTAATTAGCTTTTAGTTATGAGCTCAATCACCAAAGCAAACCGAAAGCTAGATGAGATGCTTTTCGATTTTGAGGAATTACTAAATGTTCAAATGCTTGAATTGCAATATGGACCTAACTATGTTAGTAATATCCTTGATGATATAATCGCTGAATTGTCAACAGATAAAATAATTGGACGCTATGAAAAATACTAAACCCAAACCCCTAGCAACCCTTCCAATCCATATCAGACAAGTGCCACGTACCAACACATTCGTGAACTCACATACAGGCGAACGCTATTCCTACACTAAGGCTTTGAGTATTGCCCAAGCGCATGCTCCGCGCATCCAACCCGATCACTCTGCCATCCTTGAGAAACGTTGGGATTTGAGAATGGATACTCACGAAATTAATGAGGATGGGTTGTACATAAGGACCGTTCAGGGAATTTAATTATTACATATTGTTATATAGGTAATAATGTGTATATTGCATGACGGTAGTGTGGTAGCTACATAAAAACATTCATTCCATTGGGAGAAGCGACTACCACAATAGCTGATCCCGATGGAATTATTTATTTAAAGAGAATATGAAAAAACATGAGTTGCTGAAATATGCGTACGACAATTACCCTAATGGGACGAAATTTAATGCCCTTAGGACATCTGATGTTAAAGTGTCAGACGGAGATCTTAATTTGATTAAAGAGTTTGGCGATATTATCATCCTTTCAGATAGTAATATACTATATGAAGCTGGATGCTGGGCTAAAGTTGTAAAACCCTCAATACTAGATGGTAAAGCATTAATAGTTGTCGAAAACTATAGGCAATTTACTTTACTTAATACCTATTTAGGGTTAAATTTAAGTACCCCTAGCACATATCCAGTTTATTATGATGCTGACAAAAAATATGGCTCTTATTCTTATACTACAAAACAAAAGTTAATCTCATTCGCGGGCTTCGCTAAAGAAATAGGCATCAAAGTGCCTAAATTTATAATTAAGTCAGAAGATGGAGTTGATTTGTATGAGGGGGATGATCTTTACACTGCCAAATTATGCAACGGAGAATGGGTTTATGATGACTATCACGGACAACCATATAATATTAGTAAAAATTCACTTGTTGTAAGGGAACAGGATGAATACAAGGCTTTCTCCACCCGTGAAGCAGCCGAAAAATGGATTGCAGAAATGAATAAGCCTAAAGATATTGAATTAGATATTAACGCTTATGGTTCAGCTTTAATCAAACCTAGCGAAGTAGTATTCAATGGTTACGTCAATAGAATAACAGGGGCGCAAATTGAGTCCATCTACAAAGCCTACCAATCCCTCCAATAACCCCCTACAGTGATTAACAACCGCCCAATGTTGGGTGAAGCGGGTCACGCGTATGGCGAATAGCATTAAACAAAAACAAAACATATGTCACAACTTATCAATGGCAGTTTATGCCTCACAGACTTAATTGCTAAAGCAAAAGAGCAACATTCATCATTCAGTAAAGCAGCGAATGGTAAGATCTACGCCAACATAACTATGTGGGTTAACGATGAGCCGGATACCTATGGAAACACTGTCAGCTTGCAATTAAACAGCACACAAGAGAAGCGAGAAGCAGAAGGTAAAGTTTACGTTGGAAATGGTAAACCTTCAAAGAAAAAAGAACCAGAAGCCGTTGCTGCATCTGACTTGGCTACGGTTGAGGACGATTTAAACTCGCTACCATTTTAAGAGGATAATCACCCCTATCAACGCCCTGTATGGAAACATACGGGGTTTGTGGGTACTCGATAACAGTAAAGACCGATAACAGGTATTAACAACTAAACAGAAGGAGGGCACCATGAACAAGTAACCGAATCAAAAGAACTTACTAAAGACCTGTACAGAGATGTACGGGTTTTTGAGGTACAAGAACATTCATTATGAGTTTAATTAAAGAAGGAATCACTAAAGATTTATTGGCTTCCATTAACATGGACAAGCAACATAGTCCTGTACAATTAATGCCAGACGAAACACCTGTAAAGCTTATTAAGTGTGGTACGGGTTATTGGGTAATGCTTGAATTTGGCGAGTATCTGAAAGACGAAAAAAATAGACTAATTGTCATTTCAGATAAGGATGCTAAGATTGGCAGAGCACGATATATGATTAATTACGCTACAGAGATCGAGCAGGAAAGGCTTGATAAATTAGAAGAGGCTATTAATTCAGAAATGGATATTCTTAAAGCTAAAGTAGACGAAAAGCTAAATTCTGATATTAAAAAAAGCCGTGAAATACTAGTATTAGCTGGCAAGATTGAATTAGAGGGTATAGAAAAAATACTTACTGATGCTGTTAGGCAAGCTAACGGTAGTGATCCATATAATTTAAACTCAAATGATAGTTACAGATACGAACAACGTGCTAAAATAGCAAAAGAATTAGCTACACCAGAATTTGAAGATTCATATAAATTATTGCTACGTCTAAAAGAAAACACGCCTTACAATAGCTTATATCAACAATATTTTCAAGAGGGATTACCTTTAGTTGGTTCATTTCAAACCAATAGCCCGTCTGACCTAGAGGCACTGAAAAAGTTGTTTAGTCGTTCAGCTCTCGATCAAACTTCTGATGACATGCAGAATAAAGATCATTTGTATATGGTGGCTAAAGTTAATGTAGAAAAACGACTTGCACGATCATGAACCCTACTCAACTCTTAACCCCCAACGCCATAACCTACTCAACCATAACGGTGCATACGCCCTCCCCGTATAAGAAGATGCCACCCATAGCGCACACAACAACTTGCGTAATCAGCGTAGGCGAAGATTGGGATGGATGGTTGCGTATGACACGCCCACTGCATGCAATGGTACTGGCGCATTTGGGACTGGACAGGGATGCGGAGGTAGTATCGGTGAGCGTGAAGGTGGATTTGGGATGGAGGAATGGGTATAGGCCCGGGGTGGCGAAAGAATTAAATAAAGAGATATGAAACACGGATCATTGTTCTCAGGTATTGGCGGTTTTGATCTGGCAGCAGACTTAATGGGATGGCAAAATATATTTCATTGTGAAAAAGAAGAATATCAAAGAAGTGTTTTAAAAAAACATTTTCCAAAAAGCAAAAGCTATGAAGACATTAAAAATTTCAGCGCAACCGAATACCGAAATAGGATCAACGTCTTATCCGGAGGATTCCCCTGCCAAGACATTTCTGCAGCCAATTTTAAATCAGTTGGAATTGTGGGGAAAAGATCAGGATTATGGTCGGAATATGCCCGTGTTATACACGAGGTCAGACCTGATTACGTCGTTATCGAGAATAGCCCAAACCTCCTTAAAAAGGGATTTGAAACAGTCTTATTTGACCTTTCCGAAATCGGGTACAATGCAGAATGGGAATGTTTCACTGCGGAAGCGTTTGGATTTCCTCACAAAAGAGAGCGGGTTTACGTTATTGCCTACCCCAATGGCGTCAGACAACCGGGATCGAGGGACATACTTGGTAACATCAGCTATAACCAGGAGAGTAGAGATTGGCAAACAAATAGGGTTATCAATGCTATTCAACAAAAAACCCTGCCCCCATTGTGTGAGTCAAATAATGGGTTTCCCACCCAATTGCCTCTTACAGGATTAGGTAATGCCATTGTCCCTGCTATAGCTCATAGCATATTTAAAGCCATTGAAAAATACGAAAATACTATATGATTACTAGCTATGTTAGGTTAACAGGAAAACCGACTGATATTTCAGTAGACATGCGTTCGAGGCGGATCCGTAGCTCAATTAATAGTTAATGAATAACACAGACCCCCTAACACCCTTCCTCCTTTGGGCTGAAGGTCTTGATTGGGATTACAGCGTGCCAGTGGAAGTGGAAGTAAGTAAACAATTAGAATTAGAATTATGAGAAACGCATTATTTAACACATTAGATGTAATGGCCGATATTGATTGGCATTACTTCGTATTAGGAAACATAGCTGAGTCAAAGGATATGACAGCTAAAGAAATCCGTAGGCATTCATTCAATCACCTACGTGCAATTATCAAACGTAAAGCATTGTTAGGCTACGACACGACACCAGATCAAAAGGCATACGATGATCTTAAAGCAGTAAAGGGAGGGGCGGCATCATGAATGAATTAAAAGCAGCCGATCTACGGATTGGGAATTTGGTGAGCGTGCCAAGGGAAGATCAGTCACCATTTAGGGTTGACTTAATAGAATATGCATCTGCCACCTATTGTAAGGTTGGAATGAATGTACATAAGTTCGATACACCATTTGGTGTTATTGATGGCCACCCTCTTACTTGGGAGTTGCCAGATTTGCGGAGCATTCCATTAACCTCGGAATGGCTTGAGAAACTAGGCTTCACTACACTATCAGGCACTTACTCAAAATCAACTGAATTGGATATGCATATCATGTTAATCCAATCAACAGATGGGTTTTACCCTCAATTATTACAAGATGCAGAAATGTCGTGTGATGAAACTCAGTGCGTATCATTACCACGTGCTGAGACAGTCCACGCTTTACAGAACCTTTTTTACATAATCAGCGGAGGCCAAGAACTAACGATAGGAGAAACATCGAAATGATACAATACACACCAAAATACCTAAAACAGAAAGCATTGCGTGAAGCACGTAAAGCAGCAGGTTTACCAGCAATGACGGAAGAAACTAAAGCCAAAAACGCAGCTAGGTACCAAAAGAAAAAATCAGAAGGCCTGATATCATTCAAAGGTAGGCCAAAAACAGAGGCGCAGAAGAATTGGAAGCCATCTGGAGAGAAAGGGTTGGCGTTAGCAAGGATAAGAAAGGATAAGGCCAACCAGAAGGACAGAGAAAAACGGAGGTTAGCTAGGGAGTCAGGTGTACCGGATAAAAGAAAAAAAGAGAATAGGGTTAAGGAACATTACAAAACGGCATTGGCCGCACCAAAACCAGCACCCAAAGAAACCCGCCTACCTCAATCACCAAAGGTCACGCTGCTACGTAAGGAGAGAAAGCCTCGTGCGCAAGATCCCGTGTGCAAGATCCCGACCCAAGACCCAACCACCACTAAGACCTGGATTCCTGAATTAAAGATGCATGTATTCTTGCGACCTGGGCAGTCGGTAGCAGATGTGGTCGATAAGTACACACAAAGACCGGGTGCGAAGATTGGTAAATGGTGATTTTTTTTTTGCCTAAAATTATAACATATTGTTATTGTTGTTATAAAATTGTATATTTACACTTCAAATGGGTTGACAGCCTAAAGACATTTAAACATTATTCCCCTGTGAACTATCTAAGCGCCTTTAATCGGTGCACATAAGCTGTCAACTTTAAGTTTATGGGGGAGTAATGTTGTTTACGCTTGAAGAAAGATTAATTATGAATAAATCTACACTGCTCAAGAAAGCTAAGGCTATTCTTAATGATAATCCTATCGGAACTGTATTTGATAATACAAGTGAGGATTACAGATTCTTATTAAGAATATTTCAAGGTCACCCGGAATATCATATAAAGGTTGGTTCTGGAATAGCTAACGTATACACTGGTAAAGGAGAAACTTATAATACGAGATGTTTCTTTCTGACTCGTGTTGATGGTAGTAGTAGTGATATTTCATACATCAGATCTATTAACGGGGCCACAACTAAAATAAGTGATATTAAATGTGCTTGCCGATCAGCAATAGATGATATTATAATTCAATTTAAATCATCCGTCCGTTTTGGATTTGATACTTGCCCGATTAGTGGGCACATTCTTTATACTCAAAATACTCATATCGACCATTATGATAAGAAATTTGATGAATTATTTCAGATATGGATTAAAAGTAAAAATATTGATTCTACCCATCAGTTATTGAATGACACTACCAAAGATCATGAGCAGAAAATATATTTTGTCTCCAGGTCGATACGTGAAGATTTTATAGCTTTTCACAATGCCAATACCAACCTAAGAGCAGTCACTAAGGAGGCTAATCTCTCAACTTTAAAACGTAAAAAACCAATAAAAATATGAGGCGATTAAACAGTATTCAAAACTTAGATGATATGCTTACGGGAGTATATTATGATGAGTCAAAAGGAGCATTTCA